CCCATAATCATTTCATTCAGGTTTTTACAGATTGTCGGGGTCACCCACACGGGTAACCCCGTCCCTCCCCCGGGTGTTCCTATTGACCGGGAAAGAGAAAGTTTAAGTCAGTATCTCCCAATTTTTCTGCACCTTCATCAACGCTTCCCTTGGCCGTGCATAGGCGTGCAGGAACAGTTTTGGGTTCTTTGGAAGCGGGATCGAATCGATGAACGCTGCAAAGCTGGACGGGATACAATGTATCTCGTCACACGCTTCGATCACCTTCCGCCAGTGGAACAGGACATTTGATAGGGAGATCGGAGCGATTGTCCGGACGCCTTTGATTCCTCCCGGCATTTCAGACAGGTCAAAGATTGCTTCTGGTAACTTACCCCATCGCCCCCTGTTGATCTTGAAACCTCTACTCGGGTCTTCGTGCAGGAATATGACCCACCGATCCTTGTCGTCCCTTCTGAGTTCTCCGTATTGATCAAAGATTCTATGCTCCGCTTTCTCATCCCGGGGACATTCCCACTTGCCCCACCGGTCCGAGAACTCCACCTGTGCCTGGCGGAACATGGACACGTCCCAATTGGTCGGATCGAACATTGGCCCGAATTGACCCAGCCAAAGCGTGTTCCACTTCCACACATTCTGGGCGAAGTAGAGCATGTCTTCGTCGTGCTCGACCGGGCGAATGGTCACATTGTCCAGATCACGCAGCATGTAAACCACTGACGGGACGTTGTGATATTTCACCGGCAGGCACACCAGGTCGTGCACCTTGGCTTTCTCCCGCACGATGGCGTTGATAATGATGGCATCCCCCAACCCGAGATGAGTTAAAATGAGAAGGTTGTTCCGGGTCATGGTTTAGAGCCCCTCCTTGAGCAAGCGAATATCGCGGCAGATGCTCTCGATTGATGCGGATCGAATATCTCGACCGATAGTTGCCGGTTCCACGCGGTCAAGAATTGCCATAGCCCTATCCAGATTGGTTTTCAATTCAGCAAACAGACGGAAAGGCTCGTAGGTGACCGTCTGTGTGCGTTCATCTATTCGCACATACCGCACGAAATCCCCGCTCTTGATGGCTTGCACCAGCGCATCCACAAACTGGTCCCGGGTTAGCTTGTCCTGTGCTTTGTACGCTTCCTCGGTCGCCTCCTCGATGGCGGTGGAAAGGAGCGCCAGCCGATCGTCCGCTTTCAAGGTGAACGGTGTGGATGTTTTGAACGTTCCTTCCGGTGGCGGTGTGATCTTCACCTTGTCGTTGGCGTCAATGCTACCACGAAGGTATTCTATGCACTTTGAAATCATGCACCGCCGGCAGATGTCTTGCGGGACACTTGCGCCTAATTCGTGGAACTGAAGAATCAATTGGCGACGTTGATTCCCGATTTCAACACCGAAGTGTTCAGCTACAAAGCGCTGATCTTTGGTTACCTCTTTACCGCAGCAGTCGCAGAATGTTTTAGTCATATCAGTCCTTTCTTTTGAATGCCGCCCACCCGTTGCGTTCTTCCAGTTCAATCCGGAGCGGTTCGAATTGATCTTTGCTCTCGTTCATGGTGCGGAACGCATCCCGGTTCTTGACCGCTTTCTTCTCGTTGCAGTCATCGATCACGATCACCCGCGCGCGGTGCCACAACAGGAGAAAATCCCCGAGCGAAGTGAATTCCCCGCCATCCAGGAGTAGGAGATCAATCTTGTGGAGCGGAATGTCGAGGTGTCCCTTCTGTGAAATGAGATACTCCCGGTCCCAGAGCTCCCGCACTTGCGGGGACGGGAGCGGGTGATAGTAGGGCAGGATGGATCGGTGAAAGATGGTGTTGTGAAACACAATCCGATACTGCCCTTTGGAGTTCCACGGGATGATGTTCTTTTGCGCCACGTCAATCTGGCCCGGGTCTGCCTCGTAGGTATGCAGTGATGCGTAGCACTTCATCCCTTCCGCTAGACAGCGGGTGGAGCCAAGTCCGGAACCAGTGCCAATCTCGACGATGGTTTCCGCGTGAATGGCTTGCTCCTTTAGGAACCGACCCATCGGTGTGTCCAGGGTGATTTGTCCTTGTGTGATCATATCAGCCAAAGATGCGGTCAATGATTTCAGTGAGGTAGGCGGCATTGATCTTCTCCGGATCCTCCTCCTTGAGGGCAGAAAGAACCTGCATGAAGTAGGCCACATCCATGCCGACAAGCTGTTCCTTCAGGACTTCATAATCCTTCAGGTTCAACTCGCTGATCTGCATGGAAATCTTCAGGAACTGGCCGGCGTTGATGGTCCAGTCGCGCTGAATGAACTTGCGGGCACGCACCAGTGAGCAGATGGGATACTTCGAGCCGATGTAACGGAGTTCCTTGGTCAGCAAACACTCGAGCGCTTCTGTGCGGAGCGTCACTTGCCGGTCCCAGGACGTCCAGTAATTGGTGGCGTGTACGTAATCGTAGTTCTCGTGTATCTCCTCCGGCTTGCCGTAGAAACGGATCACAAGCTGAATGTCCCCGTTCAAACTGATGGCGTTGTCCGTCAGGAAGATGGGACGGTAATCGTACTTCTCCTTCGGTTTTTCCTGCTTGGATGCCATCACCTGGTCGACATACTCCTCAGCGGCTTCCGGCGCCTGTTGCTCGAAATATTGATACGGGTGCTCGTTCTCGCCGGTTTCCCGGCTGTCCCCTTCTTCTCCATTCAGTTCCTGGTCATTGGTGGCTTCACCGGCCACACCGGCAGACCTGATGAAGATGCGGACGCGCGGAGGGGCAGATGCTCCACCGGTAATAATATCTTCATAACTATGCGAATTACTGATAACCTTCACGCCCATCTCAACTTCCTTTCCGTCCGGGAACTTCATGGTAGGCGGCGGGTTCTCCTTGAACTTGGCAACGTAGTATTCGGCCACCGCTTTGGTTGTATCGAGATCCTTGAAGTAGAAGTCGAAGTCGTTCACCGGTTCGCGCAGCAGCATGGACGCAATGGAACCGCCGGTCAGGATGGAACCTTTCTCCACCAGTTTACGGACATTCTCATCGGTGATACTGGCGAGCCATTCATCGAACTTCTTATTGATGGTTTTGTTGATCGTCTTAACTTTCATAGGGCTTGAGTTTTATTGTTCTTGCTTGATTGCTTCGTAGTCTCCTGGCCGCGGGTATTCGTTCCCCTGTTCGTCAAACAGAAAAACTTCGCCCATGAAACGCGGCCATGGCCATTTCACGGGGAAAGGTTTCGATCCCGGGTATGCGTCCCGACTCACGGCATCGTGCTGGGTGGCGGACTTCCGCACCCAACTCCAGACGCTGACCCCAAGGAAGGACTGGTCGACCGAGTAACCGTTCGGGTCCACCCGGTTCACCGCAAGGAAGTCTTTGATCAAGGCGGCCATGTTGGGCGCCTGCCAATTGTCCCGCTTGGTCATCAATCCAAACATCCCGCCGTTGATCGGCCTGGCGTGCGCTGGATGGGCCCTGCAGGTGTGCAGGATGGTGTCGTCACTGATCCATTCCCGGACGGCCGCGGCTTCCTCTGGGCCAATCCTGGAGTCGGTGTCGCGGGATATAAACCGCCCCACATCGGGATCGTCGCCCGCCAGGAACCGGTTCATCATGAATGGAATCCCTTTCACCATGGGGAACAGTTCGCACCCGAGGATGGACAGTTCCAGGCAGGTGGTGGTGGGCACAGTGTTGAAGTCGATGTAAAACCGAACCACCCAATCCGGATAGAATTGTTTGGCCCGGATGGCGTTGATGACCGCCCCGCGGCAATACCGGGGAGAATCGCCCCACAACGAGAAGCTGATGACGTTCTTCATTATTTTCCCCAAAGGAATGGCAGTGAATCCACAATTGCGGGGATCAAAATTGGTTGGCCACACAAACTTCGGGATAGGAACGAATTCATCCGTATGCTTTGCGTTCTCTCTTCGCAGATGTTTGCGTGCCTTGTGAATGACCGCCATTGGTTTTCCTCTCAGGTCCATCGCTTACTCCTCCCAGATAATCTTGCCGTGATTGGATTTGACGTGCTCCACCGATCGTTGCAATGCCCGGGCGGCCATGCACACCTGGAAGCATTCCGGTGACTTCACTCCATGTACCATGCTCACCCCGCCGCGGATCGAGCGGAACAGTTGATCGAGTTGATTCTTCTCAATGGTGTTCGCGCTGAACCCCTGCTCATGCTCAAGGAAGTTGTGGATGGCGAGCCCGGACTTCTCCACCGCCAAGCCGAACCAACGATCCCACACGGACTTCTCCGCGCTCAATGGCAGTTGGGTCATGACCTCCACGATCTTCGCCAGTCCGGCCGCGGTGAACACCAGCGGTGGGTGGGAGAACATCGTCCCTTCGAACCCGCGGTCCGGGCTGTTGTCCCGGAAGACATTACCAGCCACGTCCCCTTTGAATTCCGGCAGGTCATGACCGAGGCAGAGCGCGTCATACTCGAAGAAGGCGTAGCGGTCGTAGCCCTGGCCGTTCATGATTTCCAGAATGGTCCGGAACCGGACGATAGACTGGAACCCATGATGTTCCGCCTTCCCCACCTCGAGGGTTTGGATGTGGCGCCCATGCCGGCGGATTTCCGGGAGGGCCACTGATTGCTGGGCTGGGCAGGCAATCATCAGGTCGTGCCCTAGGTCCCACCAGACCGGGAAATGGCGGGTGAATATTTCCTGCGCCTCCCGGTGCGCCATGATAGTGATGAGTGTTTTCATTTGATTAAAAGCTGCGGAGTTTGGGGATCCATTCGTGCCTGGGCTGGCGGCTGCGCATGGAACTGTTGGCGTAGTGCACCAGTGGGGCTTGTTCCCAGCCTTCGTCCCCATGGTTCTTCACGATGTCCCGGGAGGTGAACTTGATCCCGCCCCGGTAGAACATATACATATCGCTGACATGCGGCACCTGTTGGCCTTCCTCGATGTCCTTCTCGGTGACCGTGTATTCGATCATCTGCTTCACCACTGATTCATAGGCGGCTTTCGATCCGAACACGCAGCACGGCACATGCCCCTGCAGGGAGGTCAGCGTGGTCTTCTGGCCGGCACGGGTGAATTCATCCACGTCCCCATAAATCATCACGTCCGCATCCGTCATGATCCCGCCCCCGATGGTCGCCATGGCCAGCCAACGCATCCAGCAGGCGTATTCGTAGGCGAACAGGTTGATGGTGGGCAGTTGCCGGACTTTCTTATCCAGGAACTCGAATAGCTCGTGCTTCCGCGCGTGCCATTCGTTCAGGACGATGGGATCGTAACCCCGGCTGGACCAGTTCGCTTTCCACAGCAGCAGCAAGCGGGTGGCATGGTCCGGGTTCGATTCGGGAAGCGGTTCGTGATAGGTATATACGGGCTTAGGTTTTGCCATAATTAAAATCCAAACAGAATAGTCAGGTAGATTTCCGCACCGATCACCGCCAGCACGATTAAGAGCAGGACCGCGACGGGCACGGACAGAGCCAGGATGATCTTCTTGAGCATAATCAGTTGGTGCTATTGGTTTGCATGTTGGCCAGGTGATACATCGTCCGGGACAGAATCGTGCCTAGATAATCACTGGCGTTCTCCGGGTTGCTGCATTCTTCCACTGATTCCATGATGGACTTCTTGTAGCGCCGGATAATTTCGTCGTGCGGCACACCCTTCTCCATCGAATCCTTCATCGTCCGGATAGTGGTGGCGATATACATCTCGGCCAATGCTGTTTCCTCAATGTTCATACCAGGTGCATCATGGCTTTGGCTTTGTCCGAAAAGCTGGGGTGATTGTAGCGGTCGATCACGGGCAATGTCTGGCCGGTGATCCCGGACACGATCGATGCGGGCACGCCATTGCTCAGTAACCGCGTCACCAGTGAGTGCCGCAACAGATGGAATGTTTTCCCTTCCACCCCCGCTTTCTCGCAGATGCGGGTGAATTGCTGGCTGAGATGCTTGGCGCCGTTCTCCGCGTATTCCGCATACATGGCCGGGAACAACTTGTCATCGATCCGGAGCGGGTAGTTCATCTGCAACCAGCGGTTCAGTTCTGGCGCGATCGGGATCTCGACTCGCTTCTGCAATCGCTTGGTCTTGTTCGGCTCGAGTTCGATCTTGCCGTAGGCCAGGCTGATGCTCTGCCATTCCATGCAGGCAATGTCCCCGAGTCGCAGGCCGGTGTTCCAGCCGATGATGGTGGCCCCTTCCCAGAAATCGAATCGTATCTTGCTCTGCCGGCAGGCCGCTTTGATCTTCTCGTATTCCTCTTTGGTGATCGGGCAATCGTCCTGCTTCTTCTGGGAGCGGTAACGCCCCATGCGCAGGTTCTTGACGGGGTTGGATTTGATCTTCCCGTTCTCCACCAGCCAGGAATAGAACGCGGACACCGCGGCTTTGTGCAGGGCGATGGAGGCTTTGCCGACTTCCTTCCGCTGCATGTGCTTGATGAACTCGACCACCGTTTCCCGGTTGTAATCGCGGCGGGCATTGGCGGTCATCCAGTAATCGAATCGGCGCAACCGTTCGGTGTACTGCTCGACGGTGCTCTCCGAAAGCACCCCCTTAATTTCATCAAGGTAAAGGTAGATCATTTCAACAGAAGGTTCTGGTTGCTAATTGCGCTTCGTAAATATCTTCAGCTTGCTTTTCGCAGGCGGGGCAAAAACGAATTATGCCTGCCCCACCGCAGGCATGGCATGGACGCATTTCTCCCGGTTGATAGTAAATCGGGTCTTCCTCGTATGCATCAAAGTAACCATCATCACACCCGCCCCAACAATCTGAGTGCCAGACGATATGGCCACACCTTGCGCATCGGTAATCTCCCTCCCAAACATCTTCGGAATAAGTTCCGCCGGCACAGTAATAACATTGGCAACTCATGGAAGGGCTTCCGACTTCACCTGATGGATGGCTGTGCAGTCACCGTCCCGCAGCATCTGTAAACGCTGGGCTTCGGTGGTGACTGTGTCACCGTATGAACTGAAGACAGAGTCCAGGTGCCCCACCATGTCGAACACCTGGTCCCCGAACCGGTCATACAGATGCGCGCCGATCATGTGGTCCCAGGCGCTGTTCTGGACGTGCTGGACCATATCCACGCCTTCCTTGAAGTCCCCGTCCGGTTTGATCCCGAACAGTTCACACAGCCAGTTCACATCGTAAATCCCGAGGGCGCCGTTTGGATAGACCGATGGCTTGTAACGCAGGCGCGCGTCCCCGGGCAGGACCACTTGCGGGATGTCCTTGCTGAATTCACCCATGGCCACGCCCGCCATGACTGGGATACCGTAGAGCGGGATGACATGCTTGCTCTTGCTGTGGCTATGCAGGAACGCGGTAAACCGCTTGTAGAACTCGAACCCGCCATTGGTGCAGGAGTGCGCCACGAGGGAACCGGCGGCCACCTTGGGAAACGTGAAGGAAAAGTATTCCTCGAACATGATTTCATCCCAATTCTTCACGCCCACCCGGCAATCCGCCTCGAGGTACAGCATGTGAGTGTAACCTTTCTTCACCGCCAGTCGCAGGCCGGTGATGAACACGGCGTTGGAGATGCCGCAGCGCGGGTTCTTCTCGATCCCCACCACTTTCTCGGGGTTGAAGATGCGGGTGAACCCGTAATCGTGATGATCCGAGAACAGCACCAGGTCATTGACCGGATGGAACTTCATGATGTTCTTGATGAACGCATTGGCCCCGCGGAAGGACGGGGGCGGAACGTATCCGACAATCGCGCACTTCACTTGGATTCTCCTTTCGCAAGTTTCTCCATCAGTTGTCCCGAAAGGTTGACAGCCATATTGGTTATGCAGTCACCCGCATCTTTGACATTGCCCATGTCCATAAAAGTCTGGATCACTCTCATTCCTGATTCAGTGAACATCCCTTGAGCGAGTCCTGTTGCAATCTGTATGGCAGCGTATTCACGCTTGGTTAGTGCTGGTTTATCTTCAGGGCCACTTGGGAATGCTGGTTCGTTTCCGTTCATACAATTTTTCTCCAATCCTTTCCGCGTTTCACCCAGACACCGGGTTCGTTCTCTGTGCGGAAAGGAAATTTGCCGATGGGTTTGGCGCGTCGCATGAAGGTGCGCCAGTTCACTTTGACGCCGGCCTTGGCCAGCATTTCCTCGGACTTCTGGGCGGCCCGGGAAAAGATGTAATACACCTGCCCGTTCTCCTGCCATGTGTAGCGCCGGAGCGGGTACCGATCCGCGTGCAACCGTTCCAGATGCCTTCTCCGTTTGTTGGTCATCTCCCGGGGTTTGCGGGCAATGTGCCTGCACCAGTCCGATGGCGTGGCTTTGATGACCTCGGCTGACTTCGGCCAATCCTTCCCGAACCGTTCCTGGGCGCGTTGCTGCGCTTCCTCAAGTGATTCCAGGGGGGCATTGTCCCGATCACAGTCCTGCAGATCGGACCCGACAAACTTCTTGGACCACTTAATCTTGACCAGGTGATGGCTCATATCACTTCCAGCAGGTGACGGGGATCATGGCCTCATGGGGCTGGCCTTCCTCGACGAATTGATTGGCGCGCTCGCAATAGTCGATGGCTTCTGCTTCGGTGTAGATGCCAGCCTGGGACCGATCAGTGGTGTAGCCGTTGCCGTTCGGGCGCCAATACGCCCCATGCTCCATGGACCAGATGTAGTAGTTCATTTCTTCAAAGCCTCCAATCGTTCCCGGAGTTTCTTCACGCTTTCCGGGTATTCAATTTTGTAGTTGGGATCGTGGTCGGGTGATTCCTTGTTCAGCTTGGCCCAATCCACATACTGCGATTCCTCGGCGGTCACAGCGTCTTCCGCCAGTTTCCGCAAATCATCCACGTAATGGGCGAGGTGAAAGATCAGGTTGTCACCCACGCAATCCCGCCATTCCTCGCCGTGACGCAGTGCCTTCAGCCTGCCCGCACCATCCTGGATGACGGTGTATTTGCCGTTCTCTATGGAAACGCGGAGCATGTCAGGTTTGGCTGGTGCGTGGATTTGTTGCATCCGACTACGGCATTCCGGGCATTCCGGTTTAATCATGCAATCTGGTTTGTGCGTGTATCCGCAATGGCCACAGAACATCACCCATTGGCCGGTTTTCAGGTTGGTCAAATCCGGTTTCTTTCGGCCAAAGGTCTGGCCCCATCCTTCATCTGAATAGCCAATCATATCGGTAATCCTGCGGTTAAATCGTCGTCGGTGAAGGTGATGTCCCCGTTGAATGCCCCATACAGTTCGGTCCGCTTTTGGCAGGCCAGGTAAGCATGGTGCAGGACTGTTCCGCGTGGGAAGATCAGCCAGTATGTGGACGGGGTCTTCGCTCCATCCCGCGGCAACCTCCCTAAAATCTGGTTGAGCATCACAGCCCGGAAATCTGGCACCACGATCCCCAGCCGCGGGTAATTACCATGCTCATCCTGGAACCCGATGGACTCCGATCCGGCCGCGGAGTTAATCAGGATGGCCCGCTCCTTGTCCGCCATGTACCGCGCGTGATTGTGCTGCCGTTCCGCGACCGATTCTTCACCGGTATAAAAGCAATTAGTCTTCAACCGTTCCCCGAGTGCCCGGATGGTGGCGGTGAAATTCAGGAACATGGCCACAGAATTCCCTTCCTCGATCGCGTCAGAAATCATCTCCGCCAGGGTGGGCACCATCAGTAATTCGGAACGTTGCCGCGCGCGCATCATAATCTCCAACTGCGAGCGGCCGGTGCCTTTGCGTTTCAGTTCCGCCAGTTCAAACTTCATTTCCTCAAGGATGGAAGCCATCTCCTTGGAATTGAAATCGACTGCCATAGGGTGAACGGAGGACTTAGGGAAGCCGGGTATATCGCTGGTCCGCAAACGCACCATCCGGCCAGCTTTGATTAACTGCTGGTGGATCTTCGCCATGGCTTCACGGCGCTTGCGCTCTAGTTCCTCGCGGCCCTTCCTTGTTTCGAGATACGCCGGCTTCAACCCGAAGGTCCATGATTCCTCGGTGGCACCGTACAGGCTCATCCACCCCCAGAAATCGTAATCGCTGTGCAGGCCCAGCATGTAGCCAATGGCCCGCATTCTCCTGGGATCATCAGCCGCTGTGCCGGACAACCCCATCAGCTTAACGCCTTGCTCCACCGCGGATCGCAAGAGAATGCTGTTCTGGGAAGTCATGGATGAGCAGGAGTGAATTTCATCTACGATCACGTCCGCATCGGAGGGAACATTCCATTGGAAAATCTTTTCGCGCTTGCCAGTGTTCGGGTGCGCCTCCCCGTAGGTCCATGACCCGAGAAAATGTTTGCCGGTGCGGATCGCCTCGATATTGGTGGTGCAAACGTCCGCATCAGCAAATCCGAAGTGATTCACGGCAATCTCCCGCATCCGTTCTTTCATCGCCAGGCGACAGATGAAGATGGGTTTGCGCTTCCGGGCGTAAGTGGTGGCGAGGGACACAAAACTCTTACCACTCCCCAGCCCGGAAGCATTGAGGAAATTGCCGGTATCCATCCCGGATAGACTGGCCTCCAGGATGGAGTGCTGCCACGGGCGCAGCTTTGCCTTGAGTGTCTCGGAAATCATTTCAAACGCCGTTGCAAATCCACTGCCTTTGAGTCACTGCCCGAGAAAGCATTAAGTGCAGGTCGGACTTGGGGAGCCTGATCCCCGTGGCCAGCAGATAGGCTCGCTTATCCCAAAAGGTTTTCCCCGTCTTCTGTCGGTAAACGATCCCGGTTACAGTGGTCTGGATGATGGGCAGGTCGCGCGTGGAAGTGTCCACGTAGTACACAACAGACCCGAGTTCAATGGTTTCACCCGGTTCCATTAGCGCCCCCCGTAGATCAGGGTGATAAGAGCGATGGTGCAGGTGATGCTGGCGGCGAACAGGACCGCGATATAGACCGCTAATTGCCGGCTGTTCATCGCGTGCAGTTCCCGCGGGCCAATCAGGTGGCGAGTGATTTGATTGATACGGTTCATACAGGTTTAAGTGCGTGTCAGAATATAGCTGTCAAAATACAACGCAAGAGATTTTGGTGAATTATTTTTGGAACAGGTCTAAGTGGTTCCGTTGTTGTTCAGCCCGGGCTTTCTCGATCGCTTCCTGTTCGGCCTTGATGCGGTCGAAGTCGGTCCCCTGCTCCTGGATGAGCGCGAACGGTTCCTCTTTCCAGCCAAGTTCAAACTGTTGGGCCTGGTGTTTCATTCAATGTAAACGATTCCGGTGATGATTTTCGCCCGCTTCCCGGTGTAGGTCAGGTGCGGTAGTTTCTCTGGATCGGGGGACCAGTCGGAAACCTGGCTGAAGTATCCGCTTTCGATCTTCGCCCGCGGTATCTTATTCTGAATGCAGGCGATTGCTTCTGCTTTGGATCTCGCACCCACAATCAATTCGCCGGCGGCATACTTATGGGACGAATCCAAACTGAACTTGTAAACGTTCATTCATGTCCTTTCGTTTTAACGGGTCGCGTTGTGCGCCCACTCCCGGCCAATCCCTTTCGAGTTTGGACGGGATGGACACACCCCCTACTCTCCGGGAGCGGGGGAAAATAAATGATCTTCTTTCTTGTGCAGGATCCACTCATCCCATCCGAGTTTGGTGTCACCGTTTCGGACCTCGTGCTGCCAGTCTTCAATGGTCCATCGCATGGTTCGATCCTCGTCTGTGATTTCCAGCCTAAGCGGTTCCGGTGCCGACTCGGCGAAGGGTTTCAGGGCGGAGCGCAATGCAGTTCTGGCATTTGTCCATTTCACCGATTGCACGCACTTCGCGTCTGTTATCAATTCCTCCGCTAGTTTCGCCGCCTGGATCAATGCCTGCACTTCGGGGGAAGGTCCGGGCGCGCGTTCGCTATTGTAACCAGCAAAGTAAGCGGCCTGAATGTCTTTCCAGTGGTCCGCTTCTGTTTGGCTGCACCCGCAATGTCCTTCCGGGATCGGGATAGGGCCTGGATGTGGCTTCGCTGAGAACCTGGTCGGCGGTTCGCCTTTCAGCTTGTCAACCTTGCCGTATTGCATGGCGCACAGTGGTGTCACTTCGTCGGCTTTGAACAGTGCGCTCACTTCACCACCGCCTTTCCTTCGGCTTGGGCGAGTGCGTTAGCGATTACATCTAGCGTGCCCTTTGCGCTGCATGGGGCGTGCCGGTGTAGTCGATCAATGGTTGCGCTTGCCACTGTGAGCGCGTTCCGCATCGCCTCAAAGGAATTCACGGCGCGGCGGATTAGTTCGGCGTCGGGTTCTGATTCTTCCCTGGTGTCACCATGAGCAAGCACGCAAACGTTAGTGGTTTCGGTGCCAATCGCTAGGGAACGATCAACTGTATCCAGTATTTGCCACGGCCGCGGCGTTGCTGCTTTCAACAATTCATCTGTGCTGAGTTCTTTCATTTCTGTGTCCTTTCTGGTTTCTGCGGGTTCCCGCATTGTCCCGCCCCCTCCCTGGTAAGTGGAAGCGGTGACGATGGGGGCTAGTAGCGGGAAAACGTGTATTCTTTTTCCTTGCGTTCCCAACTTGTGCTAACGGCTAAAGCGTCGGCCGCATCACACAAAGCCGCGTAACCAAACTGGGAGAGATTAGCGAAAGTCCATCGTCCATCGCTCCCCTGTTCGCACCAAACCCCGAAGCGGTTAATTCTGCAAATTTTGCCAGCTATAAAAACATCACAGAACCGCTTGCCACGCTTCCGCACGTATCCGTCAGCGGTCCGCCCGTTAATCGGTTTGAACAGGGTTGCGGAGAACTCCCTTTCATTCTCCACGATAACCACTGACCTTTTCTCTGTTATTGTCATTTCCATGCGTGTCCTTTCGTTTAGTGGGTGGATTCTCCACCGCATTTCCCCGCCTGCCTGAACTGGCGGGGATGGTGCGGGGGATTATCTTTCCACGTTAAAGGATCCATCGGCCAGGTTGAACTGGAAAACCGCTTCGTGAGCGCCTCCGTTGGAATAAGCGCCCGGAGTTGTCACCCTGATACGGTTGCCGGAAAGTTTTTTCATCCGTTCCCCGCGGCGCGCATTGCTGAAGAAATAGCTGCCACGCTGCTCCGCAATCTCCCGCATTTCCGCAATGGAGTATTCCCGATCCGGCAATGGTTCAAACCTTTGGGCGCGCTTACGATCATGCACCGCCCGATCCAGAACCGCGGCCACTGCTTTCCGGTATTCAGTCGGCCAATATTGCCCGGTGCAATAATCCCAGTCCTTTCCATTCCAGACTAGGCGCCCGGAGAATGCGTGTTTGGCACATTCAATCACTTCGGCATCAGTCACGCCCAGGCGGATCGCTTCGCGCGCCAGATTGCATACCCGCTCCCAATCTCTCAGGATGTTGCGCTGTTCGGCCCGATAGCTTGTCGGCTCTCCGTAGTTGGCGTAATCCAGTCCCGGACCCTGCGCAGCATAATCCAGAAGCGCGCGGAATGCTGGGAAGTGTTCGGGGTGAATGTCAGCCGGTGATCCGGCAACCAGGGCAAGTGCTTTCTTTCTCATTTGTTTGTGTCCTTTCAATCCTGCGGAAGTCTTTCCCGCATTGTTCCGCCGGCATTCGATCCGGCGGCCGCAATGGGGGCTAGATGGAATATCCGTGGCCGTGATTTTTCCCCCCGCAAGAACACTCACAAGACCGTCCGCGGGCATAGATGCACCGATCATCGCATTTATGCTTTTCGGAGTATGTCCCCTCCACCCGTCCCCAGGCGATTTCCCGCCGATGTTTGGCGCAGTAGATTGCGCCCTTGTCGTATCGGGGGTTAATGGCTTCGGACTTCCACCATGGCTTGCCGAAATAATCGTATGCCCTGCGAACGACTCCAGGAACGTCCGCGCGCAAGGCCATGGTGCAACCTTTGGCAGAGCATCGGCCGATCCAGCCGAAAATCTTCGGTTCAGGTTTCACGGGCTGGGCTGTAATCGCCGGCGGAGACGACTGGCCCGCATTCACCCGCGCGGGTTCCGATCCAGCAAAGTTAAGTTGAGTCTGCATTGTGTCCTTTCGATTTTAACAGGCCATTTCCGGCCCTGCCTGCCCCGTAGCGCGCTCGGAGCAGTGTAGGGAAGGAATCAGGCTGCCTGCGTTAAACTTGCGGCTCGCTGGATGTTTCCAATGTGGCAGTCAACGCACCGCTTCGCGCAGTCCATTTCCCGGATCGATTCTATGGCCTGAAATAATGCTTTTGAGGCCGTCAAAACATCTTCACTTAACCACCCGGAAAAGGTTTCCGCTGCGGCCAAGCTGATTCCGCAATCGCCCAGCCCCTTGGAGATGTGGAGCAAAGCACCGATCCGTTCTGCAAATGTAAACTGGCGCCCGGATTCCGCCGTAAAATACAATTCGCTCAACCGTTCAATACGGTAGGAGAAAAGAAACGCTCGGCTTGGGATTGCGTGCCACCGTTTATCGTATTGTTTGCTCCCGGCTTTGCTGGTTTTGCATTCCTGCAGGGAGTAGTAACCTTGCCCCTCTTTGATTCCATCCAAAAACTTCACCCGCTCCTGCGTTAAGCCATGCGAGCCGAAAAACGATTCAAGCGTGTAATTGTACGCTCCAGGATTGTCCAGGAGATGCTTTGCCAGCGATAAGAGCCAATCTACCGTCAATTCGTTATTCGCCGGGATATTGGCCAAGCCGGAGTGTTGCACCCCTTTGTCTCCGTATGTCTCAAAGTAAAAACTCTGGTAACTGAAGATTCCCGGCCGATTGTAGCAAAGATTCCAATTTTCCGTAGCTGATGACTCGTAAATAAACCCGTACTTGTCAGGGTTTAGCACTGATTCAAACCTTATACGTTCACTCATTTTTGTGTCCTTTCGTTCATACGTGAGAGCAAAATATCACGCCGCTATATATTGACAACAAAAAACTTTCTCCGGTTCTGTAAGTGCGTTGTGTATCAATGAAATAAACTTGCAAAAAAGTTCACCGTAAAAGCTAAAGAGGCAAATTTCTCAGGCCCGGAAAGCATCCGGCGCAGTAGAGGACAATCCCATAGGATGCTGGCCTGAGTGAAGGAAAGGACCGAATAGGGCAGAGACCAGGCAAAGAGATCGATCCAGCGATTACAGGCCAGCAAAGGCGATTCTGTAGGGGCTGGGTGGTTGCCGGGAATAGTCCGCCGACTTCACCTTTTGGCCAAATTCTCCAGACCCCGATCAAATAAGACACAATCAAAGAGAAGTGTTCACCCGGAAAGAACAGGATCAAACCCAGCAAGGAACATGGAGGACAAACGAAGAACAAAGAAAACGGGGGGATGCGGTTTTGTCCTGCCTTCACAAAGTTGTTCCACGTGGAACAATCTTATCGGGGGAGGAAAAAGCGGGGTGAAGTCCTGAAAATGCTCTGTGGGGTTTGGTTTCAATAGTCCACAAAATGGGGTTAAGTCCTTGGTGTTCAATGGCCGTCTAGGGCCGAATCAGGCGAATCCAGGCGAACATATCGCGCAGGCGCACGCGCGCACGCGTTGGGATCGGCCCGGGCGAGCCAGGCGAAGCGGGGGTGGGGGTGGGCAAGCGTTTAATCTACTAGATCCAGTCCCTTCACACTCCGAATATTTTTTTGGGCGGAATTTTTTTTGGAGGGATTTATGGGGAATGGCTTGGGTCTTAGGCAGTTAGAACTGGCATTTGGATTCGTCTCGGAGTGGTTTGCGGTGGTGGAGGACTTGTTCGAACTGGAGGAGGGAGGGGAGGGATTGGTGGGATTGGACAGGCATGTAGGGCCAGATTTCTTTTGGGAGGGATTTTTCTGGCACTGAGTAGTCTATGCCGTTTTGGTGTGTAAGACTGGTGTTTGCAGTGTGTTGTGATTGTGTTTGGGTGGGGTTGGTTGGGGTGGTTTTGGGTTGTTTAGCGGCGGCGAGGGCGGCTTTATTGCGGTTGAAGTGGGCGACTCGGTGGGAGTCGGAGAGGTATTTTTTGGCGCGGCCGGTGGGAGGTTGTGGGACAAGTGAGCCGCAGCCGCAGAGGCATGGTGATGATGTTTGTTCCATAGTTTCGTTAATGATGGGGGACTTTCGTTAATGGTCAAGGATGTGGTTTCGTTAATGCGTAACAGGGGATTTGGCTTTGATGGTGGCGGTGCGGATGGCGTGGAGGAGGTCGATGAATTTGTTACCGGCTTTGTAGATGGGGTTCATGGGCTAGTAGATGTCTTCGGAGTAGAGGGTTCCCTTGTCGAATCCTGGGTAGAGGATTTGGTTTTGTTTAGCGGCGATTTGGTAGGCTTCTTCGCGGGTGAGGAATTGTCCGAACTGATCGATGAAGCCTTGTTCGGCGCCGATCCATTCGTCGGGCATTTTGCGGTCACCGGGTTGGCCTTCGAGCCATTGGACCTGCTGGCGCATGATGTTATCCCAATGGCGGGCTCCGCAGATGATTTTGCCGGTGACCTTGGATCGGTTGGCGGCACAGACGACGCGTTGTTCTTTTTTGCAGGCGCAGTGCTGGCCCTTTTTGGGGATGGGTTCTCCGCATCCGGCGCAGAGATGGGCTTGTGGGTCTTTCATATTGGTTCGTGACCGCAGGTTGGGCAGGTGTTGGGTTGGGGATCGTGTTGGGGCAGCGGTGGGAGGATTTTATCGAGGATGCGGGCGTTTTCCTCCTGGTCGGATTTCTGTTTTTCGGTGAGGGCGTTCTTTTCTTTGCATTGCCGGCAGATGGGGTTGAGGACGTCTGCGAATTGGGTGGGGTCTTTACATTGCTGGCAGGGGATCACCCTGGCGATGAAGGTGTGGGCGAGTCGGTGGAGGACATCCTGGGCGGACTCGTGCAGGACTGTGTGATCCTGGAACGGTGCGGGCAGGGCGATGACGCAGCAGGTTTCGTCGCCGGGAACGATCGCGAGGATCTGGTCGCGGCGGATGAAGATGCCTGGTGGGGTCAGGATTTTTGACTGTTCGGTTTCGAAGTAGAAGTAGGTGAAAGGGTTCATGGTTTTTTATCCTCCAAAGCTGCGGCGGCTTTGCGAAGGTCGCCGACGGTGATTCTGATTGTTCCTAAATCGCTAACCGAAAAGTGGATTCTGGCACTGTCGTGTTTCGGTGTGGGCCGATTGTAATATGCAGCCCATCTCGCAAACGGCTTCAACGCCTCCTCCAGCCGTTTGACTTTGGCTTCGAGTTCGGTGATGCGGAAATCAGCACATCTGCGCGAGAACTCTAAAGGAATGTTGTCGAAAGAGACTATGGTGCCGCATCCGAATATCTTATTGCCGGTTATACCTCGCCGATTAAGTTCACTTCCACACTTCGGGCATTTATTCATTTGTGGCCTTTGGTTTTGATTAAGTTCCTGCACACGTCGCGCAGTAGAGTTTTCGTTTTCCGAATCGGTTGGGGAGTCCGAGCATGACGCCGCTTGTTTTCCACTTCATTTCCCAATCCCGTCTTTTGGGGTCAATCTGCGTTTTCAAAACGGAGACAGTTGGTTCAATCTCTGCCCCGCATTTATCGCAGATTGCCCTCATTGAGTATTCGATCACTTCTCTCCTTTCCACTCGCTGAGTCCGCAGGTGCAATTCAGTGGTCGCGTAATAGACCCACTGGAATACAGGATTGGGATGATTTCCATTTCGCAATTTATGCTGTGCCTCATCCACTTCTCCGCCTGTTTTAGTCGATGCTCGTATTCAACGAATCTGTTTGCCAATTCCATCACAATTGACGCAGCAACATGGTCGCCAACGCAAACGCCATCCTTCTCAGTAGCACCTGGAAAGTTTTGTTGGTCATCTTTGAACCACGGATAGTCAAGAACTTTTCCAGCTATCTGTGAGATTTCGTCGTTCTCTTTTGAGTATGCGTTGCGAAGCCTCTGAATTTCCTGCTCGTATTGGTCAATGAGGGTGGCGATACTGTTAATGGCGTCGCTATTGTATTTGTCTCTATCGTTGCAATAGTCGCACGGTGTTCCCGGAGCACAGCAACACGAATCCCAATCGACTTCTAATCTGTTATTCACAAAGGCGTAGAAGATGCTTTTTGCCTTCTCTCTCGCCGCCCCGCTTGGCTGTTCGTTTTGGTTAGTCATTGTTTTTTAGTGCTCCACGCTAGAGGTTTGTTTTTGATGATGAGATTTACCTTTACTTCGAATAGCCTGCCGCTCTCACCGCAGATTCCAGTAGAGCGCGTAATCCAGCACGGCTCACGAGAAATGAGGCACTTATTTACCACCGCGCCAAGCTCGCGAGAGTAATGCTTCCAGATGTGCTTACAGTCTTTGCAGAGGCGGACTATTTGTTCGTTTTGGTTAGTCATTTTGTGGGCCTTTCTTGGTGAGGAAGGATTCGATCATACGCAATCCGCTTACAACACCTCGGGCGTAGTGTTCCTTCACGATGTTTTCAGCAATCATTTCAGCAGAGATTTCAGCCTCCCAATCCATCATCGCTTTTTGCGTTTCTTCCCTCGCCTCCTTCAACTCCTGCAATGCTGAGTCGCGTTCATTGCGAACACCTGCATAGATGTTATCAATTTGCGAGATTATGCCAGCGGTTGTGTCGCACAATCCCCACTTCGCCAGGTCAAAATCTGGGTGATTGTTGGCCCATTGTTTAGCCATAACAGTGCAGAGCCGGGATGCTTCTCTGTGAGCGAGTCCTGATTCTTTCCTCTCTGCCTCGATTGCGACGGTGATTTCTTCCACCAATTTATCGACATCGCACCTGTCAATATCCTCAGTGAACAGATGGTTTCTTGTCGCGATTTCTTCTGCAATTTCCTCTGCGGTTTTCATTGGAGGATTCCTCCGTGGTGTGGGCGGCGAAGTGACGGAACGGATCGGGTGCGTTTCTGGGAGGGCCATTCTTCCTTCCCGAGAACCGCCAGGATCACTTCGTTGGTCTTGCCCGCGTGAACGATGGTGAGCACGCGGTTGGTCTGGACCTGCCCCACTTCCTTGATCTGGTCGTAGGTCAGCACGGCCAGGCTGGCTGGGGTCTGGTCGTGGATTGCATCGATCACCGTCCAGTTGGTCGTGGTGCCCGTGGCGATGCTCAACTCGATGTTTTCATTGTCACCCGTCCACCAGGTTAAGTTGGTGACAGGCTGTTTCGTGAAGGTGAATTCGAGTCCACTGCTCTCCGTGTAACCAACGTCGCTCGCCAGGATAAGGCCGGGTCCGTTCGCATCAATGATGTCGGTCACTTTGGAGCCAACATCGATGAGGCTCGCGTCTTCCTCGATAAGGTATTCGAGCCAGTTTGTTTCGGTGATTTCGACGGCATGGAGCGCGGCGACCGTGAGTAGGATGGTGATGAGTTTTTTCATTCAGAATGGTGGTTCGATTATTGGTTTTTCTTTGATGGTTGGCCCGGTGAACCATGCGATCCCCTGACACGTTCTGCACTGCAACTGCAGGCAATTCACAAAATGCCCCAACTGTTTAATCCCCACATCGCTGGAGCGGCAATGCGGGCACTCGAGGATGTCCGCGGTCGGGACGATTACCTTGGTAACTCTTGCACCCGTAAGCTACCCCTGGTTCTCCAGTTCATCGATGCGGGCGTGCAGGGACTGGATTTCGTTGTCCTTGCCTTCCAGTTCCGCGTCCTTCTCCTTGATCAGTGTGCAGACCGGGCAGGTACGACCGTCAAAGCACACTTCCTGGTGACCATCATCGCAGAGTGTCATGGGTCAAATGTGTTTGCAGTCGTTTTCGTCCTTCACCACGTAGCCGGTGTCCTGGCGCTGGTGATTGACCTTGTTCTTTTTGAGGTAGGCTTCGAAGACGTCATCGGCGGTCATCCCGAGAACCTGTGCGGCACTGATGACGAAGTGGAACAGATCGATCACTTCCACGCGTGCGTTCTGCACGTCCAATCCTTTGGCTGGGCGCCACCATTTCCAGTCGGCGGAATCCTCGAGTTCAGACCTTTCGTGATCGATAGCGCGGCAGAAATCGAGAATCCAGTGGTTCTGCGCTATCGGATCGATTCGAATGGCAGGAATGTTGCACCCAACGCGGATGTTGAGTTCTTCCTGCAGACGGAACATGACATGGAGTGGGGAATGTGTTGGTTCATTCATATACGTAATTAAGTCGATAGGGACAATACAGCGATGCTATGGGTTGACAATGATTATTTTTTACCAATCCGTCGAAGCCACGACTGGTGGCGCATTCTTCCCATTTCGTTGTCATCAAAGAAATACATGATCGGCCCCTGCTCGCCTTCATCGCTTACAATCCCCGGGCAAGGAATGGATCGTTGCGTGCCGATTATCTCCCGTGTCTCAACATCAACGAGGTGAGTCTCGCTCACTAGAATTGTCCCTTCAACGGGCTCCATGATGCAGGAGTAATTTTCGTCTGCTTCCATGTCGGCCATAATCACTTTTTCTTCCTGCTCCATCCCGGCACGATCGCGGACAGTCGCGGTCCATTCAGTTTGAACCAGTCCTTGCCGATCACCTTGATCGTTTCTTCCGGGAAAAATTTCTTCATCCGTTTCAGCTTGGTCTTGTCCTTCGGTGACATGAACCCCTTCACCTCCCGCCAGTCGTGTTTCCCGCCGGGGTAGGTCACCTTGAAGTCCGGTGTGTAGTTGGTGGTGCCGCGGCGGATCCCGTCGAAGTAGAACACCTGGGGTTCATATTCCCAATCCACGATGTCCCCGCGTGTCTTCAGGAACTGGAGATAGTAAGCATAGTTCACTTCCCAATGGGACCGGAACGAGTATTCCTTCCCGCCGATGGTGACTTTGCGCCGGCCGTTCTTGCTGACCTCCACTGCGCCTGGAATGCTGTTTTTCTCGGGGGCGTATTGAGTGGATTCATTGGCGAGTCCCGCCCGGATGGCAGCACTGATCGGATCACTGAAGTTCGAGATGCGGATGCCGTTGGCTTTGTCCCGCTGCGCTTTCTCGAACAGGTCGGACGTGGGATTGCCGCGCATCCGCCCCAGCGCCACCCGGCGATTGTGCTCCTCTGCGTCGGCAAGAGTCCATCCAGCAAAAGGGTTGTTGCTCATTTGTCGTTGGTTCTGATGAATGTGACTCGCTTAATGGGGACATCGTAATCGGACTGCCATCTCTCGGCGTTCGTCCTTGGTATCCCACCATCCAGAACGTCTTTCACGGATCGTGATCGGAATCCGTCGAAGATTTTAACTTCCTCGGCTGGTGGCCGCTTTTGCAGCTCTTCAATGAGTTCGGCGTTTGTCATTGGATCGATTCGTTGGGTTCTGCTTTATCCACGATCTTCTGGGCAAGTGCGGCGTATCCGCAGATGTCCACAAGATTGTCCCGGCTGTAACTGTTGGCCTGACGGCACAGTTTGAACCCCATCATCAGGTTGGCGACATCCAATGCAGTGATCGGCTCTTTCAACTTCTGACCGAGTTGAATGCTCCAAACAGTGGCGATGCGCTCGAACGACGCCTTCACCGGTCCATACGCTTCCCGGCGGGGACCGTTGATGATCTGTTCCGCTTCCTGGAGGATGCTCATGGATAGACCTTTCTCATTCGGAAGTTGCGATAGGTTCGATTTTCCCACTTCCCGAAAATGCGTTCGTGCGCGGGACCGTATTGATCGTATTTGATCGGACGCGGGGTTGGTCCCTTCCCGGCATTACGATTATGGATTTTGTGTCTGCCTCGTTCACTCATATCATTCGTCTTCGGATTTGTGTTCGCGGGCCCTGATTTTTTCCTCGTAGGTGATGACCCACTCCTTTGTCGCCCCGTAATTTGTGAAGATCGATCCCGAACTGGCTTTGTGGCGCACAGAATCTTCGCCGTAGTTGTTCGTGGCGATGATGATGACCGAATCGAAATGCTCACCAATCCGATCCGCTTCCCTTTGGAGCATCTCCTGCAGGTCATCTGACCGCTTCTCGTCTTCCGGGCTCATCGTGCCATCTCCCGGTCGATGCGTTTCTTCACCTGTTCGGCGGCCCAATGGATCAGCCCGAAATCCTGGGCTCGCGGTTCGGTGTCGGTCGGGTACAGTTTGCCCTCCTTCTTCAACTTGGCCCAGCGGGTGTAGGCATCCTCGTAGCCGGGAATGTCAGCGGGTTTCATAGGTCACATTCTGCAAACACGGCACCTTGCCATGTCGTCACTGAAATCCATTGTTTCCTGGGCGGCACCGCGCGGAGTGATCCCCGCTTCGAACTTCTTTCTCAGATCACGCAGCGCCACCGGCCATGTGTCTCGGGTGGGACTACGGAAGGTGTGCCCATATTTCTGCTCCAGTTCGTCGCCTTCGTCGAACAAATCGCGGTGATCGCGCCAGAGACGGAACCATTCGCCAAGCTGCTGGTCGTAGCACCACGCGCAATCAGTTCGTTTCGGGATGCGAATGCGTTTTTCAGACAGGTAATGAATGACATCATCCAGGTTCCATCCCCAACGCTTCATGGGATAATCCTGAGTGACCCCGGATTGTTCATCGTAAACCACCCCCAGCCGGTCTTCATCCGCACGCAACCCCACGTAACTCACTGCCGGGGTCATTCCTTCGAGCCATTTCTGGTAAGGAACAATCTTCAGCATCCGGGTGCACCATCTCTGGCGATTGTTGGGTAGGGCTTTGAAAAATTCGATCAAACCTTTCAGGTCGAGCTTGGCATGAACGCGAATCAGTTCCTTTCCGAGTAACTGTTCCATCCGATCCCAATGCGCCTTCATTTCTGGGAGTTCGTTCTGGGTGGGAGTGCACACGTAAACGTAATCGCGTGGTTCAATCTCCGCCAAACGAAGCGCCATTGCGGTCGAGTCTTTACCGCCAGACAAGGCTACAATGTGGTTCATAGGTTGATGAGCACGCCCACACCGATCACGGTCACGCTAATTTTTTGGTGAAGATGGGATCGGTGGCGAGTGCAACTTCGATCCGGTTAAAGCCAAATGCAGGGAGCAGCTTTTGTTGTCTTGCCCAGCCAATGTCACCATGGCAGCGGCTGTGATGGGTAGAGCAAACAGGTGCCCAATGTTGCGATAAGCACAGGAGTCTTCCAATGCGTCCAAACGTGTGGTGGATGTGGCACGCCGGCTTTTGACAGCCATCCACGCAGCAGAACTGGTTGGCAGGATCCTTCCACCAGGCGCGTTTGAGTTGGGCGTATTCCCGCAATTGCACGCTTCGGGATTGGGATATGGGTTTAACTCGGGTTCGTTCATTCTTTGGCTTGGGTTTGGGGTTGTTCATTCCGGCGCGAAAGTTTTCCGTTTCAGCTTTTGGGCGGCAAGGATGCTGGCGCGGACAGAGTCAGGGAAATCCCGGGTCCATCGCTCACGCGCAGCGCGAAGGTGCTTGCAATCTGTTTTTTCGCCACGCGCGTCCACGCGGATCCGGTAATCGATACAGTCACAGCCCCCGTCCGGTGCCACGTCCACCAGATATTCTCCCTCGCCGGATTCGGATGCGACAAAGTAACGGCCGAGGTCATAGAAGGTGCATTCCATTTCACAGCATCAGCCCGGGTTGAGAGGTTCTGCGTTCGATCATCGGGAGAAACTTTTCGTAGAGTTCGCATCCGATGAAATTGCGACCGAGTTCCCCCGCCACTTCACCGGTGGTGCCACTGCCGGCGAAAGGATCGAGCACAGTGCAAGGTTTTGTCAGGTCGGTTGTGCACTGGCACGTCTTCTTCCATCCGAGGGTTTTTTTGGTGCCGGTATATTCAACTCCAGCCTCGCGTGCTGCTTGGCGAAGTTTAGCAAGTCTTCCTGCTGTGCTTTGTCCGTCATACTTGGTGGATGATTCACCTTTGTTCTGGAACTCCGGTTTCTCCAGGATGCGTTCGTAGGGCGCACCGCAATCCGCACAGCAGCCACGTTCGGATGTGCCCGCAAGGATGCAGGGTTTGATCAAGTCGGGTGGGTAGGTGGCGAAGTGGGCATCAGCGAATGGTGCTGTCGCCACGCTCCAGACGGAACGCTTGTTCCGGCTTGTCACCAAGTTGCCAGAGATAGCAGCAGAGAAGGATTCGTTTTGTTTTGGTCGAGGGGTCTTGCGTTCGGATGGATGATTTGGATCACGGTCTTGAAACACCCGGGAATTCTTCCCGGGTGTTTTAGCTTTTGGGTTCACACCGTTCCCCCTCGGGTTAGCAGTCCCGGACACAGATTCCTTCACCGCTTCTGCGTCGTAAAAATAGTCCCGATTTTTTGTCAGCAGAAAAATGTATTCATGGGACTTGGTGGGGCGGTCAGTGACCGATTCCGGCATGGGGTTGGGCTTGTTCCAGATGATGTCGCTCCGCAGGTACCATCCATCCGCCCGGAGCGCGAACGCCAGCATCCAGGGAATGCCGATCAGGTCTTTGGGTTTGAGTCCCGGCAGCGGCATCCGATTGGCCTGACATTCGGGATACGCTCCTTCATCGATGACAGCGTTCTGTTTACCGAAACATTTTCCACCCATCGATCTTCCTGATCCCGCACCGGTTGCATAGCAATCCCCCATGTTCAACCACAATGTCCCGTCTTTCCGGAGAATGCGGCGAACCTCACTGAACACCGACACCATGCCAGCCACAAACTCCTCCGGGGTTCGTTCCCGCCCTATTTCCTTGTCGCTGTCCCCGTATGCCCGGAGATTGAAGTAGGGCGGGCTGGTGACCACGCATTGCACGGATTCGTCCGGCAGTTGTTTCAGTGTTTCCCGGCAATCGCCCAGAAGTATTTTTCGTTCAGGTGTCATACGGTTGATAAAAGTCTATGCGGTCACCACCTGGTCGGGGCTGGCCAGAAGGATTTTGCGGCCGAGGCTTTTGCCCCACGCGTGCATCGCCACGTCCAGAGCGTCGAATAGCGGCTTGGGCAGGTCACTGTTCACCGTGATGATGGTGGTGTCGTAGGAGTCGTGGTGCTCGATGCTGCGCCATTTCTGCTTCATCTCCCGCAAGGTGTCCTCCACCAGTTCGACCGCTTCCCCGGATCGGTCCCACGAATCGACCGTGCGGAAGGCGTCCGGCGCTGGCTTTCGTTCTCCGAACTTGTCGATCGAGATGCGGACATTGTCGCCATGTTGCCGGCCAATCTCGGAGAACAGGGTCTGGATGGACTTGATGACCTTGCCATGGGCGCCGCATAGAATGCCGATGTCTTCCGCGTGGACCGCCACCAAAAGGGAGGCAAAGTCCGGGCGGCGAAGCTCCTTGATGATCATCTGGGACGGCTTGTAGATGATCCCTTCAGCGAAGCGGCGAAAGAGCGGGGCGTACTGGTGCGGCAATGCGTTCATTCAGGAGTCAGTGTTTTACAATGCGGAAACGCTACTTACAACTTTGTTTCGCAGTAGGCTTGGATGAATTCCGCGGCAAGCGCCGGGACGATGGCATTGCCGTAACCGCGCAATCGTCCCATGCGGGCGGGTATCCCATGAGCCAACGGGAAAAGGCCGGATTCAGTGCGCCTTTGTTTGTTGTCGCGGCAGGGGATGAATTCGTATCGGTCCCAGAACACAAAGCGACCACCTTCCTGCTCGCATCGGTATTCCCGGCAGGATTGTATTCCTCCGTTCCAGGGTTCCCCGCCATTGGTGTGGGCCATCCCGCGATCCTTGCTGCACTGGTCAGTGTGTCCGGCTTGCCGCGATGCGCCCCCGTCGATTCCGAGTCCTCTGCTCGTGGAGTCGGCCACCCAGAATAGTCGCTGGCGGATGTGGGGCGCGCCGACGCCCGCAGCGCACAGATCGGCGGCCCCGAGGGCATATCCAGTTCTTTCCATGTCAACTCGTACTCCAGCGAGCCATAACCTTCCATCCTTGCTCGCAACCTGCTCTCCAAGGACGACTGCAGGACGGCGCTGGGCGATGAGCCGATGAAAAGCGGGCCATAGGTGCCGCTCGTCGCCCACTCCTTCAGCTTTGCCTGCGACGGAGAAGGGTTGGCATGGGCAGGAACCGGTCCAGACTTCCTGATCGTCCGGCCACCCGGCGAGACGGAGGGCAAATGACCAACCTCCGATTCCAGCGAAAAAGTGGCATTGTCGGTATTGTGTGAGTTCTTCTGCTTTGACATCTACTATGCTCCTTTCATCGACGATCCCGGGCGCAATCCATCCTTGCTTGATCAGTTCCCGCAACCATGCGGCCGCCTTCGGATCGTTCTCGTTGTACCAATTCACAGCTTTTCAAATTCGTTGAGGATGCGGCTGGCGAATGCCACCACGCAGTTGCGGTGGAGAAAAATGTTTTCGCTTGTCTGGTGTATCTCGATCACTGGCAGGACCAGGTCCGGATGTTCTCGTGGATCACAAAACCGTTCGTGGCAATACGCGCAGAACAGGCAGTCAATATCGTCCCGGAGATTCTCGGTGGTTTTGTGTTCGACAATCATGACGGTTCTTCACTTCGTTGTTGGATGATCCCGAAATCTTCGAATGTGGGTTGGCCCTCACCGTAATGCTGGGTGAACCGAAAGCATTTCTGCTTCATCCACAATTTCACCCGGAATTCCACGCCCGTTTCCCGTTGCTTGCCGACATACACCACTGTGTCCGGCACAGTGTTCTCCCGGTGATCGGGCAACTTCCCGTCTTCGCGTTCCTTCTCTTTCTCCTTGTTGCGCCAGACGATCACCACGTTGTCGGGTTGTGCGGTCACCGCCTGGCCGCCATGCACGTCCAGCACCCCTGGGGGTGTGTCGTCCCCGCTCATTTTCCGCGGGTGCCCCACCACATGAATGTGGACATCGTAATCATGCGCGAACCCGCACAGGAAGTTCAGGAACTGGCGCTGTGACTCGTAATCCTCACTCGACAGGTCGCACTTCATGATCGAGTCGATGACGATGTGTTTCACGCCATGGCGCTGCACGGAATACTTCATCAACTCCTCGAGCCGATCCCGCTTCATCACCCCGAACACATCGTAAATCCACAACTTGTCCCCCATCCAGTCGATGATCTGGTCCATTTCCTCATGGGTGATTTCCTTCTCCCCCTTGAAGGCGATGCAGCATCCCATCTTCTTCACCATTGTCGGGCCCTTCTCCTCGAAGCTCCCGATCGCCACTCCTTCCCCGGCTATCAGCGCTTCCACCATCAATTGCTTGAGCACGGATGATTTGCCGTGCGAGGTGTGTCCCGTCCAGATCGTCACTTCCGCCGGCCGCAACCGAAATCGTGGTCCGAACAGTTTGGTTTTCAGCCCGACACTTTCTTCTTCCTCGCCTCGAATCTGGGCATGGACCTGTGCGCGAAAATCAGAGGCTTTCTTGATTTCATTCGGGGTGATGGCACGCGCGCCATTGATCGCCTGGACGATTTGCTCGAACGGCACCCCTTTGGTCAGGCATTCGTTCGCGTCTTTCATCGGCAGTTTGACGATGAGGCACCGATGGATCCCGAGACGCTTGGCCACCTTGACTACCGCATCCATCCCGGGTTCATCCATGTCGAAGGACAGGTAGATGGTGTCGAAGCACGCGAGGTTGTCCCACTCGTAGCTGATCCAGTTCTCGGTGTCGCCTGTGCCGTTCGGGACGGACAACGCTTCGTAGCCCCATTGGTGCCACGTCATGGCGTCGATCTGGCCCTCGCAGATGATGGCGGTGCGTGAACCCAGAGTGAACGCCTGCCAGCCGAACAGAACCGGCGCGCAATTCGGTTCCTGGGTGATGATCTTCTTCCCATCCGGTGTCCGATTGAGCGCGATGTATTTGACCGATGCCAGTTTCCCGATCGCCTGCTCGTTCTCTTTTCCCGGGATCGCCATCTTCCCGGGCTCGAAGCTGGGGTAGACGATTTCCATCCCTTTGCCGGACGGGGAATTCCTCGCCCCCACGAGAAACTTGAGGATGGTGTCCCTGCTCAGCTTGCGTTCGTCGGTCAGATACTTTTCGACTTTGGTTTCCGGTGTCTCGCGCAGGCGGATGATGTTCTCCGGTTTCGGGCGGGAGAATTTTTTGGCCGGCACGGATGAGATGGGATCCGCAATGCCAAGCCATGATTTCGCTTCCTTGAGGGCTTGCCCAAGGCTGATCCCGCGGACGCACGCCCACAGGTCCAGGAGGTCGCCTTTGTCGCTGCCCGCGAAATCCGCCCAGAGCCCCGCGTGGCTGCCGGTGATCTGGACCCGCATGGAATCACCCTTTTCCCCGGCGGGCGAGCCCACGCACCAATTGCCGGCTTCCATGCGCCCACCGGGCAGAAGGTGCCGCGCCACTTCCCCCGCGCGCGCCGCGAGCCGTACTTTGATTTCAGATGCCGACAGCATGATGAGTTACCAGACTTGTTTTTTGGTTGTTGCGGTTCGTATCTCGTTGATCTTGCTGGCAAACCCACAGATCGTTCTGCTCTGGTCCTGCAGAAAATTGTTTTCCTTCAGGAACCAACCCCGTTCAGCGATGTCGACAAGGGTTTTGGGGTCTTCGCCAGCAGAGGAAAGATTTTTTACCGCTTTGCCGTCTTTGTCCCGTTGGAACAAATATTTGAATCCAAACTTCTCCTGAAATCGCCTGCACCAGATGTCGATGAACTGGGCGTGGAACGTCGCCTTGGGGCTATCTTGGATTACCTCAGATTGGATTAACTTAATTGGATGTACTTCCTCTCCCCTATGTCCGGAGGGGTGCCCTCCCCTATGTCCGGAGGGGTGCCCTCCCCCATGTCCGCACCCCTCCCCTATGTCCGGAGGGGTAAACAACCCCTCCCCTATGTCCGGAGGGGTGTCGGTTTTTGGTGCTCTCCTTCGGGTGTTCCTTTTGGACTCAAAAGTGCCAACCAGTTCCCGGTTCCACTCCTTCGAGGATGTCAGCCTGTAGAGGGGGGACGTTCCTGGTCGATCTTCCCGGGAAATCAGCTTGTAGTTGATCAAATGCTGGATCGTTTCCCTGGCGGTGTCCTCGGAGCATTTGCAGTGTTTTGCAATTGCCGAAATGGAAGGGAAGCATTCCCCGTCCCCCGCTCTCCTTGCGATGTGGGCGTAAATCCTGAATTCGTAGAGACTTAGGCCGAGGTCATCAATGTCGGAATGGACAAAGATAACGTTCACCTTTCTGAGATCTTCTCTTTGGATGCTCACTTACCGCCTCCATTTTCGGATGATTTTTTACCCCTAACCTGTTCCCTGTGAGCGAGGTATCTGTTTATGTATTCACCATCACGAAGGGCAAATTCGATCGCAGAAACAACCGTTCCGAATGGAAGTCCGGTGTTGCTTGCGCGCATGTAGATGGTGTTCGCTAGTTCGTCGACATCCGTGGCAGTCGCAAATACAGTAATACGAAGAAGTTCTAAAAGTTTTTGCTCAGATTCTTTACGGAGCGCGGTTTCGGTTTCATGGCAGTCTGCGCACAGTGTTAGAAGGTGACCGGATTCGTAATCCCACGGGTCTTTACCCCATTGATATTGAAGGTGATGGACGTGAAGTGTGGATTCTTTGTTCCCGCAGAATCGACAAGCGAAACCATCCCTGTTGAAAATCTCCAATCTCTTTCTCTGCCAACGGGGATCCTTGAGTTTGAGCGCGTAGGCGCTGGGGGTCGTTTTGCTCATACAGGGCTTGATTTCGAAAAAATCCCCTGCCAGCACGCGGAAGCTCAGAAATTCGGAAGGCGGGCGCCAACCTTATACATCCGCGGCTGACAGGGAAATCGTTAAACTCAGGTTCATTCTTGGCTTTCTGAGGGCCAACGTCTTACGTGCTTACGTGGTCAGTTGTATGAGGGAATATCCTAGCTTACAATAGGAAAAGTTTTCCCATAACGTTAAAGACCTATCGGACAGCAAGTTCCACGAGAAAAAAGTTTTCGTCCTTGATTTCCCGGTAAGGAACCGGGTCGGGATCAGCGCAGAACGCGGCATCGATAAACCCTTCCTTGGCAAGTTCTAACAACCGATCCACCACCTGCACTTTGGTGGGGTGATCGAAGTCACCGAATTCGTCGAGCACGATCACCTTGATGGGTGACTGCTGGGCGAGCGCGACCTGCAGGCCGAGGTAAGCGAGGTCTTTGCCGCGTCCGGCCATGAACTTGTGCCCTACCCAGCCGTTGTCCGTGCTGATGCCGAGTTCGTCGTTCTGGTAGTCCAGGTGACCGCCGATAATGCCGTCTGTGAACCGGCGCGCGGGAGCGAGGATCGAGTCGAACGCTTTGGCGACGATGGCCTTTTGTTCGGCGATGACCAGGGCGGCGGCCTGCTTGTAAACTTCGACGCGAACCTGGTGCTCGATCATCTTCTTCTCGGACGCATCGAACTGGTCCTTGTTGCGGATGAATTGTTGGTAGGCGACTTCCGCCTGTTGGTGGGTGGTCAGTTCCTGTTGCGCCAGGAACAGTTCGTTCCGGAGGTGGTTGACAGCCGCTTCGTCCGGGGCGGTGATCTGGTCCAGTCCTTTCAGTTCACCCTCCGCCTGGGCGCGCTCTGTTTCCTCTTTGCGGGCCTTGGCGATTTGGTCGGTCAGGACATCGATTTCGTGCTGTTTCTGGGTTTGGCGTTCGTCCGCCTTCTCCGCAGCCGCGAGGTCCGCTTTCACCTTGCGTCCTTCATCCGCCACCAGGTCGCGTTGCTTGGTGTTCTCGGTGATCTGGGTTTTGGTGGACTCAATCTTGGCGTCCAGTTCCGTGCGATACTCCTCCTTCCATCCTTGCCGGTTGGATTTGCAGTACGGGCACTTCTGCTTCTCCGCGAGGTCCGTCTTCTTTGATTCGTAGGCAGCGATGTCCGCCTGCATCTTCTTGATTCCGGAATCCAGCCGGTGCCATTCCTTGGAAAGAGCCTCCACGTTGGCGCGGAGCGAGGCGGTGGTGGACTCGTGCTGGCCCAATTCCTTCTCGATCGCGGCTTTCTTCGCTTCGAGTGCGGCGATGTCGGTGGCTGGTTTCTTGAGCAGTTCCCGGAGAGAAGTCCGGCGGGAATCGGTCCGCAGGAAATTTTCCCGGGCGGCTTTGTACTCCGACTCCTGCTGGGTCAGCTTCTGAATTTTCTCCGCGACTTCCTTGATCTTCGCTTCGGCGGATTCCGGGGTTCTGCCTTGCGGACGCAGCGCCTGCAACTGGCCACTGACACCGTCCATCAAACTTTTCTGGCCTTTGGCGGCATCCTGCAGTGTCTTCACCAATTCCTCGAGCCACGCCTGGATGGTGGACTTGAGTTGGGTGCGGCGATTGATCGACTTCTTCACGAGGTCCAGCAATTCCGCGACTGCTTTCTGGGATTCCGCGGCAGGGATCGCTTCGATCTTCGACAGCTTCTCGATCAGGTCATCGTCCTTGATGCCGATCTTGGAAACGTCGATCCGGTTGAAGACGGTCTTGATGCGTTCCTGGGCGGTGGCCGCGAGGTAATCTTCCGCATCGAAGATGACAGCGGGCACTTCCGGGATCTCGCCTTTGTTGGTGCGGCTGACATCGCCATTGGGCTTCCGCTTGAAGGTGCGGGTGATGAACAGGTCATTGTCGAACTCCATGTGGATGGTCATGTCCATGCGCCGATCACTGGCGAACCCGATGGTAGCGGATGGTTGCTTGCCAATCTCCGGGTCGTGCCCGAGGAGAGCGACAATGGCAGCGCGGAGGCGCGCGGTTTTGCCGGACTCGTTCGGTCCGGTGAACATATTCACCAGTTTCAGTTCATGCTCGAAGTCCAGACCTTTAAAGTTTTCACACAATAATTTTACAGGTTTCATAAATTAGATAATCGGAAAAAAGCCGGCGGGATTTCACAGGTCACCACCGGCAGGGTTTGTTCGTTTACGGGAAGGACTATTCCTCGACAGGAGCAGCCGATGATTCCGCCTGGCGCACCGCTTCCTCAACCGAGACGATGTTATCGCCGGGTTTGAGCGGGGCGGGTTCGTTGGCCTTCTTCTCCCGTTCTTCTTCGAACAGCTTTTGTTGCCGTTCAGGATCGGTGATGGAGCGGGTTTCGATCACCTTGCCATCCGATTTACGGGTGTAGGTTTTCTTCCCGGCTTTCCAGTCGAAGGACACTTCGCATTCGGTGTCGCGCATCTCGAATCCGGAGGAGATTTTGCCGGACACCGTGCTGATTTCAGATTGGATGGATTTGATCCGGTTGGACCATTCCCCCATGACCACTTTCTTTTCCTCCTCGGTGCGGGTCTTGTGCTGCGTGAGTTCCGCCAGTTTGCAGCCAAGCTGGCTTTTCTCCGCTTCCGAGAAATCGTGACGGGCAGCAATCGTCTCGATCTTTACCGGTTCAGGCTTCTTTGCTGCCTTGGCCTTTTTGGGCTTGGTTTCCTTTTTCTTCATACGTCAATAAACGATGTTGCGATTGCCGGTGAATCAGAAGGGATGATCTTCCTTGTCTTCGGAATCGGCAGCGCCAGCAGCGTCCGGGGCGCCGTTCTCCACTTCCGATTGGGATTCGGTTTTCGGCTGCCACTCGATGCACTTGTTGCATTCCTCCTGAATCCATTTCGGCAGGAGCTTGAAGGTTTCATGGTTGCGCCCCCAATCCACCGAGAACAGGAGTGTCGGCAGGATCGCGTCCGGCACCACCATCCCATCCGGCACGGGAGTCAACGCCACAATCTTGGCGAACTTGTCCCCATCGGTCTTGTCCTTGTGGGCGACGTTGGCCAGTGCCGTCTTTCCGATCAGTTTATCGATCGTGAACTTCTTGATCGATTCGTTGGTGTAGGGAGCACCGCGCCACGATTCGAGCAGCGGTCGGAGCTTGCCCTTTTCGTGGAGCGAGTTGGTGACCTTGATGGACAGGGTGTAGGGCTCCTCACCTTTCTTTTCATCGAAGACGTGCTTCTTGGTGGGGAACTCGAAAAGGAGCAGCGCTTTCTTGCGCTCGCCGATTTCCTTGCCTTGATAAGTTTCCAGGTGATGACCCAGATCGATCACGCCGTAGCAGCGCGCCGGATGATTGCCGGCGGGAGCGAGCGAGAACGAACCCGACTTGGTTGAATGTTCAAATCCCATAAACGTTTTATTTGGTTACAGACCGATGCAAGGGATGGCTGGCCCACACAGGCGAAGCAAAAGAAGTTCATCCATCGATACAGTCATTCAGTGCGAACAGTTTCAGGGAGAAAGCGGGATGTGTCAACAAAAACTTTTGACTTTGTGCTTACATTTGATTACACCGAGAGAGAATGAAGAAACCACAAAGAAAATGTCCCTGCTGCGGCGGCACTGGTGAGGTGGACGATCCGTACGAGATAGGGATTTCCATGCGCCGACTACGGGAATCAAAAAGCATTTCACTTCGGGAGGTCGCGCGGAGGATGGATAAAAGTGCGATGTTCGTGTCGCACCTGGAGCGGGGAATGCGGAACTGGAATGATGCGTTGATTGCAGATTATCGAAAGGCGTTGAAATGACATACATAGTTTATACTGACGGCGGGTGCAGCCCAAACCCAGGGAATGGTGGATGGTCGGCCATTATTGTGAATCCGAATGGAAAAGAGATTGAAATTTTTGGAGCGGAAAAAGAAACAACCAACAATCGGATGGAGTTGACGGCGGCAATACGCGCGTTATCTGCAATTCCGCAAGGTGCCAATGTTCACATTTATAGCGATTCTCGATATTTAGTGGAGGGAATCACGAATTGGATACGAGGATGGAGAAGGAAAAATTTTCAAAGGCGGGATCACACCGGGAGAATCCAGCAAATTCCCAATCACGATTTGTGGCGCGAGTTAGATAAGTTGATCATGATTTATGAAATCGTGTGGTATTGGGTGCGTGGCCATGGCGACAACGCAATGAATAATCGATGCGACGCATTGGCGACAAAGGCGAGACTTTCCTTGGTGGAAGAAAATGACCCCGCGCGTTGAACTCTGGGAATTGATTGGTCCGTGCTGGCGGTTGCCGTTGCGGGTGGTCTGGTATGCGGAACTAGCGGAAGTGCGGGTGGGTGCGGGTGCTGCGCTTACGCGCAAGATGCGGGCGGTGGCGGAAGAAAAGCTATTGACGGTGGCCACGCCCAAGGGAAGTAATTTCTGGGCTTCGAGGGAAGCCCTGGGGAAAGTCGCAGTCCTGTCTCGATACGAAGATCCAGAGGAGGTAATCGAGTGGACACCCCTGCGTCCGCCGGTCAAAGTTTCCAGCGGCGGTTTCCAGGCGAGTGAATTCATCCAGTCCTACTGCGAATGCCACTTCGCCATCATCCGCAATCCCCTGCTGGCCACAGCGGTCTACGCGTCCTTCTGCAAATTCATGATGCACTGGATGCTCAACGAGCGGGGCACAGTCGACCTGTTGTTCGCGGAGATGGACGCCCTGGCGCTGCGTCGGAACTGGCAGGGGACCGCGGCGCGCATGGAACAGAAACTCTGGCGCGCGGGCAAAATCAAGGATCGCGACCTGTTCAGTCCGGACATGCAGAACATCGCCGATCGCATGTCGGAAGTGCTGACCCACCGGGAATTGACGGCGTTCGACGAAAAGAGCGGCACGTTCGAATACACCATCGACATCCGGACGAACAAGAAGTGGAAGGAGTTTGTCGGCAAGCTGGGCCAGGAACGGTTGAAAGCGCGCGACGGCTACAACGGGATGATTCGGTTGTTGAGGTTTCAATTGCGGCGGGTTATCCGGTGCTATGCTCATTACCTGGAAGAAGCGACTCACCCGACTGCGAACATTTCTTGCTATGAGTATGATCGCGCTCGAGGCAAATGGGAATGGTACAACGGTTCCCGTGCGGCTGGCCCGGGCGGTGATCCACGCGACACAAGTGTTGAAATGCGCCCTGTCGAGGAAGGTGACGAGAGCGCGGTGGAAAGCGAGGCTGCGTCATTGCCGGGGATGCCAGCTTTACAATCGGGAGCGTCGGACCTGCGGGACACCGGGACTGAACCGGTACCGTGATCCAGAGACAGGTGAAGAAAAATCGGCTGGCTGTTTCTGTTATCTTCCGTTCAAAAATAATTGTAACGGGGTGCAGTGTTGGGCTTATATCCACACGGACGGCAAGCATGGCTGGCCCGAGGAACTGAATGATGAATGAACAAGACATTAACCTGCCGGACCACATGGATCGCAGCCGCGAAACCATGCAGGACCAGGTGAAGGTGCCCGTCCCCCTGACGTCCGATCACGAACTCGTTCCCGAACAGATGGACACGATGCTGAAGGAACTCGGCCTTGTGCATGTGACCGGCGCGCGCCTGCGGGCGCTGCACGGATTGGGTGTGGCCGCGGAACAACTCGGTGTGATCCGATCCTTGAAAGGTGGCGCCATGGTCAGCGCGGATTCCCTCGTGCACGCCATCGGCAAGACCCAGGAGCAGTTGGAGAATAAAGAACTCAAACTGAAGGAACGGATCGAACTCACCAAGACTTTGACCTACCTGACCAATGCCTACATCCGGCTGTCGCAAGGCGTCGTGAAGATGGACCGGGATGTAGCCGAAGTGGTCATCGAGCAGGACAAACAGAAACGGCATGTGTTCGCGCCCGGGAAGCGAATCACAGCCATGCCGCAATCTGGTCAGCCGCCGATCCCGGTGTAAACCCTGTATGAACAAGAATGCCCGCATTTACGTGGCTGGTCACAATGGACTGGTCGGAAGCGCCCTCGTGCGCGAATTGCAACTGAACGGATTCACCAACATCATCACAAGGTATCGATCTGAACTCGACCTGAGTGCATGGGATCCGGTGTGGGAATTTTTCTCTAACGAGCAGCCGGAATACGTTTTCATGGCGGCCGCGAAGGTGGGTGGAATTCATGCAAACAATACCTACCCGGTTGATTTCTTAAACAGCAATCTGGAGATACAAACAAATATCCTACGGGCGGCACATCTCAAGAAGGCCAAAAAAGTATTGTTCCTTGCGAGTAGTTGTATCTATCCGCGCGAGTGCCCTCAGCCGATCAAAGAGGAATACCTTTTGACTGGTCCGCTGGAACGCACAAATGAGGCTTATGCCATCGCCAAGATAGCTGGAATCAAACTATGCCAGGCGTACCGAAAGCAATTCGGATGCGATTTCATCTCGATCATGCCCACCAACCTTTACGGACCCCATGACAACTTCGATCTGGAAACCGCTCACGTCCTGCCAGCGATGATCCGCCGCTTCCACGAAGCCAAGATGCGCGGGTGTCCCTCGGTGACGGTGTGGGGCACGGGGTTGCCGTACCGCGAGTTTCTTTACGTGCATGACCTCGCGCGCGCGTGCCTTTTCCTGATGGAGAACTATTCCAGCGGGGACATCATCAATGTCGGCTACGGCTCAGACCTCTCCATCCGCGAACTGGCGGAAACGATCCGGGCGGTGGTGGGCTATAAAGGGTCGATTATCTGGGATGACAGCAAGCCCGACGGCACCCCACGCAAACTGCTGAACTCGGACAAGATCAAAGGCATGGGCTGGTGCCCGGAAGTGCCACTGGAAGAAGGGTTGCGCCGGACGTATGAGTGGTATCAGATGAACACTAGAAATACGTAAGGTTAATTCCTCTTGCTGATTAGGTAGTTTCCCCTATAAAAATCCTCCCATGAGTGAGTGTCGCACTCGTGGGTGGTTGGCAGTCGGGAAAGGCGCGCTCTCTTTTTGAACAGCGCCTATGTCTCAAAAACTGACCAGCTTTATCCGCCAGTCATGGTTTCCGATCCTCACGATGATCGGGATGCTGATCCACGGCTACTACACCATGAACTACGCGCAGCGGGACAGCGCCCGTGAAATCACTGAACTCCGCTCGGCGGTCGGTGAACTTCGCCAGTTCGGCAGCGCTCCCCTGCGAACCCTGGAAGCGACAGTCGTGACGCATACCAATGATATTTCGGAGATGAAGAAATTCATCTTCAGAAGCGAACGAGCCATGGGGCGGTTCGAACGCAACCTCGATCGCGTGACATGGGTGGTCGAGGAACTCGCCAAAAAACAAGGGATCACCCCGCCCAAAACCACTTCTGAATTCGAATGAAAACCGCACTTCGCCTTATCCCCGTCCTTTTGCTGGCCGTGATTGTCACCGGTTGCATGGCACCACGCGTCCCACAAACCGTGCTGGAAACACCGTTCGGTCAGTTCAAGGGCCCGAAGGATATGGAACTCGAGATTGAAGGATTGCAGTTCCAGAAGGGAACCAACGGAGCGGTGGTGTTGACCGCCAAGAGCATTCGTTCGAAATCGCGCAACAACCCGGACGCGATTACCGCCAGCAACGAACAGATTCAGGCGCATTGGGCGGGAGTCAAAGGGGTGGCCGGGGAAATCACGGAACGCGCGGTGGAAGCCGCAACCAAAGGAAAACCGTAATGTTACAGAGCGATGTCTGGACGCCAGGACTGGTGCAGAACGGTCCCCCGCCGGGATCCAACGACGACATCTTTCTCGTCACGCATTGGTACCGGAAGAACGCAGTCGCGGAAGTGAAGGCGATGCCCAGCCGGGAAGTGAACGAAAGCCGGCTTTTGATTTTGACCGGCCAGGATGAGGCGTTTGATGGATTGCTGCAGGGCATCTACACCTATGTCCCACCAGCCAGTTTGAACACCGCTCTCGGGGATGATGCCAGCTACATCATCGTCAATGATGGCCGGTCTGCGTGGAGGAAACTGACATGAGATTTGTTTGCATCTTTTTGCTGGCCTTGCTGGCGGTGACCACATCGATCGGGCAGCAACAGTTCGTGAAGTCGGTGGACACCATCGATGCCCTGAAGGCGCAGAACGTGAACGACATTCACAAGACCATCCAGGTGTTGGGTGGCAGTGCTAAAGGTGACGGCGGGGGTGGGCTGTACTTCTGGGACGCGAGCAGTTCAGAAACCGCGGATGACGACGATTACGTGGAGTCGGATCGCAGCGACACCGGACGGTGGGTGAAGATTTCAGCTAATGGCGACAATGCGACCACCAACCTGGGAATTGTGAATGTCCTGAATTACGGAGCGACTAATGGTGGAGAGGATGATGCAGATGCGATCGGGGATGCGGCGATTGAATTGTCGGACGGGTCCGTTTTTTATTTGGGCAAGGATCTTCAGATTTCTTCCGGAGTTACCATTAGCGCCAGCAATATCAGAGTTATCGGTGGGGAAATCACTGCCACGGAGGTAATCGAAGGGGCGATGCTCACGTTTACCGGGACGAACGTGACTATCCAAGGGCTGACGCTGAATGGCGCAAACCTTGCGTTGCGCGGATTCTATTTTGCCCCCAACTCTCAGGTGACTGCAGAAAACGTAAAGGGATTCAACTTCCTGCAGCCCGAAGGGCAATCACTCACACCGACTGCAATCCGAATCGGCGGAGAAACTGACATCACGATCCTCAACCCGGAAATCAATGGTGTAGATGCTGATGAAGATGGGAGCGCGGTGGGCATTTATATTTCCAAAATTTCCACGGAAGGACCACCGAAGCGCATCCTGATTGCTGGCGGTAGCATCACGAATGTCACGCCGACAACAGACGGGGACGCCATCAGGATTCAGAACGACTGGACGAACAGCGTAAACGTCATCATCCGGGACATGAACTTGGCTGGGGCGAAGCGCGGGATTAAGTCGATGTCCCCCGGCGTGAAGATGGAAAAGAACACCATTTTCTCCTCCGCCTATGCTGGCATTTCCATTTACGGCTCAGACACCGAGGCCATCGGGAACACGATTACGAATCACAGCGGTGACATGGGAATTGAACTCGGCAGTAATGTTCTCCCGCAAGAGAATGTAAAGATTCACGGCAACTTTGTTTACCGAGATCCAAGCGCAGATGTTGCGAGCACGGGAGATGGTATTCGCCTTCTTGGAACAAACGTGGTTGGCGCCAGCCTCGTCAACAACACCGTCCGTGGTGCGCGAAATGGTATCCATGTCACAGGTAATGCGAGGGGCACGACGATTAGCGGAAACCGCATCGAAGATACAGCGCAGAACGCAATCAAGCTGGCGGCTCAAACTATTGGCTCAACGACCTACTATCCAACCTCGGGTTCCATTTTCGGGAATAATTTTTACGACATCACCGGAACGCCGATTTCACTTTCCGAAGCGACCAGTTTTGCGGTGTTCGGGAACACGTTGAATGGAAGCGGAACAGTACTTGGCGTCAGCAGTTCAACTAACATTTCGCAATACGGAAACCTCTCGACTTCCGATACCGGATGGGCCGCAAATCAATTTGCACTTAGCACCAGCGGTCAGCCGGTCCTAAAGGATGGAGTCCTGACCACCAATCTTCAGGCTACATCAATCGGAATTGACGACGCTGCCCCAGGATCGGGTGGAGGGTTAAGACTCCGAAGGTCTGCCGATTTTCTTTATGGAGCACAAGTCCACAACCAATCAGCCGGAACATCGGCCAGGGCGGGATGGATACTCCAGAATGATTTGGATAGCACCGCGACTTTCGGGATCACTGGAAGCGGCTACGCCGCAGCACCGAATGAAGCGTTCTTCACTGGATCGTCTGGGTTGAATGGGTATTTCTTCAGCCTGCCTAGTACGAATCAGTGGTATCGATTCATGCTGCAGGGTAGTGAATTCTTGCGGATCGATGAGAACGGCGTCTCTGGTTATGCGGCGAATTTCACCAACAACGTTTCCGTCAATGGCACCAACCTCTTGGAATTGATCAATTCTGTTTCCGCTTCCGGGGTGGCCGATGGCGACAAAGGCGATGTTGCTGTTTCTAGTTCAGGAACAGTTTGGAGCATCGACGCAGACGCAGTCGCCCTCGGAACTGACACCACCGGGGATTTTATTGCCACAGTCACCGGCACATCGGGCGAAATCACTGTCACCGGTTCCGGCGGGGAAGACGCCGATGTTACCCTGTCCCTGGCGGATGAGTTGGACCTTTCCGGTAAAACATCCTTCCGGCTGCCAGTGAGCGACACACACGCCACCCTGCCGGGATCACTGACATGGGACCACAACCTGATCGACCTGAATACCGGCGCCATTGTGGCGGGGGATCAGAACGTGGGTTTGACCTACCTGGTGGGAATTTCCACGTCCGAACTGCCGGGAGATGGTGAAGTCCTGAAGTATGTCAGCGGCGAATTTGTCTGGGGTGAAGACATCTCTGATGTATCCGGGGCGGACAGCATCGAAGTGAACGACACGGAAGTGGCTGGGGCTAATTTCGTGCAGAGTTCGGATATTGATTTCGAAGTGGAATCCAGCACGGATCCGGATGAGATAACCGCCTTCATTCGCTCCAATGCGGTTGATTACAATCAAATCCAGCAGGTCAGTGCCGCGTCCAAAATTCTGGGTCGCGGTGACAGTGGTTCCGGGAATGTGCAGGAAATCACCCTGGGTTCCGGGCTTTCCATGTCGGGAACGACTTTGAACGTGGTGGGTGTGGAAGGCGCCAGCCGGGTGGGAGTCATCCGCCGGGTGTGGGTGGGGGCGAAAGACATGAATCCGGTGTCACCAGCTGCCATCGTCAGTTACGCCCCATCGGTCACCACGGACGGCATGAGCGCCAGTTCCATTGCTTTTGATGGCGGTTCCACGGAGCGCGCGCAATGGAACATGAAACTCGATCACTGGAACGCGTCCGCCACGGATGTGACGGTGCAACTAGTGATCGCTTCCATCGCCACCGGAGCGAGTTCCTGGACGATCGAAGCGGGATCGATCACTTCCGGAAGCACCCTCGGGAATATCCTCGGGAGCGCCTCCACCACGACTGTAAAAGCCAGCGCTTCCGCGGATGGCCTGACCACGCTGGATATTGGTGACTTCACGATCGGCAACACCCCGGCCGCCACGGACCTGCTCTACTTCCGGGTGACTCGCTTGGGAGCGGATGCCGCGGACCTGTCCACCTCAGACGAATACCTGCTTGGCGCCTGGGTGGAGTACACGGAAAGCAGCACGGAGCAGAGCGCCCTTTAGCCTATGGGTAAATTCATCCTACCTCCGGACGGAAAAGAACCGAGTGGGTTCTTCCTTCCTGGCCGCAAGTTCCAGATCGAGGAACCGGTCATGTTCCAATCCGAACTGGAGCACAAAGGAAAAAAGATCGGAACCCATACAGTCGAACCCGGGACCATCACCGACTTTGCCAGTGTGCCGCGTTTCTTCTGGCGCATACTCACACCGATGGATGATGACGTGCGGATGCCCGCCATTGTCCATGATGACCTTTACAACCGTCAAATTTGGCCCAAGAAGGTGGCTGACCAGATTTTCCTCGAGGCATTGCTGGCTCATGGTGCCCCGCTTTGGAAACGCCAGGTCATGTACCGGGCGGTCTGCATCTTCGGGAAAAAAGCCTGGAACGATCACAAGCGGGAAAAAGAACGGCTCGCCATTCAGCACGACATGATCGACACGCCGGGGAAATTACCATTGCGATTTAGGTGATTCCCTGATAGGACGCTGATCATGAGAGCGTCCTGCGCGCCCCGTTCAATTTTTCTTCTCCTGACCCTTTTCCTGATGGCGGGGGTGTGGTCGCGTGGGGCCGACTTGAATGACCTAACCGAAACCACCGATCCCGGGGCGGGATCCATCCTGCACATTTACGACCCCACAATCGCTTCCGGGTTGAAGGATCGAAAGATCACCCCAGCCAACCTCCGGACGGAAATGGGGTTATCGACCATTGCCGCGGCCGAATCCTTGTGGGGCTCGATCAACATCATTGTCGCCACCGAGATTGATACCCTGGCGGAACTGGAAGCATTGATGGGAGCGGTCAATATCATTGCATCCACCGAGATTGACAGCATGGCCGAACTCGAGGCTTTGGCTGGCGCCGTGAATATTCTGCTGGAAACCGAGATTGATAGTTCTGCGGAATTGCGCGCGATCATGGATGACGAAACCGGGACTGGTGCGCTGGTCTTTGCCGGCGGGGACATCGGGGCAGCGACCGCGACCACACCATCGGCGGATGACAACAGCACAAAGGTGGCAACGACCGCTTATGTCCAGACCGAGTTGGCTGCGTCCGAGGCTGCCAGAGACACCATCGCGGAACTCGAAACACTGTTAGGGGTGGACATCATAATCAAGACCGAGATCGATACCGAAGCGGAGTTTGAATCTCTCTTGTTCACCTTGCCAGAAGGGGGTGGGGGCGGAGGAATTGATACCACCGCCATTGATACATCCGCAGAATTGCTTTCCATTCTCACCGATGAAACCGGCACGGGGTCATTAGTTTTTCAGCACGGCAATGTAGGCAGTGCGACTGCAGCCACACCAACTTCCGGGGACAGTAGTTCAAGGGTGGCCAACACAAGTTGGGTGATGGGCGAGAGGGGGTCGACGCTGCAGGCATGGGATACGCTTCTGGATGGCATATCTGATTTGAGCGATCCGGACGCAGACAAGGTTTTAGGTTGGAACGATTCAGCCAGTGGATTTGCCTGGTATGACAATAACGGGAGTTCCGCACCTTCAGGAACGATGGTTTTCACAGCGCCTGCCCCGGAATTGTACGCCTTACCCATGGCGAGTGACCTTACCGGCACGAACTACGTTGCCACCAATATCAAATCATCCTCGGACGGAAACGATTTGTCGGTCCCTGGAGAAGTGATTGCCGATCGATTCCGTAGCCAAAGTTCTGAGCCTTTTCTGTTGCAGTTGGATCTTGGCGGGACATTCACCAATGCGGCCAATGACGTTCGCTTGACCAATGACATTCCGTATCTGTTCCGTTCGAATGTGACCCATGAGGGCAGTGTGAGTCTCGGCAGTTCCGCGACCGCTTCCACGCCAAGCGCCGGGGACAACGACACCTCGCTGGCGACCACTGCATTTGTTCAGACCACTGCCAAGATGACGATGACCGGAACACATGCCAGCCCATCCACGACCAACCCCCTGACACCTACATGGGATGCGCAGGCACATACAGTCTGGTATGGGGCCACGGGAGAAATCGACCTCCCTGCAGCCGCCAGCTACACCGGCCGCGGCATCCTGATCTACAACACAGGGGCGTTCACCATTACGATCGATCCGAATGGCAGCGAGGTAATCGTTCGTGACGGGACCGTGCAGACAGGCGGAGTGACATTCACCCTTTCCAGCGGTGCCGGCAATTATGTGGCACTTCTCAGTGATGGCGCGAGATGGGTGACACTCGGCTACAAAGGGACTCTAACCGAAGGCAGCTAATGAAATGGTTTCTCCTGTTCTGTTCATTGACGGTAGCGAGCGCGAACCCGCTCTTTTTCCTGACCCCGTCACCACCCGCCGGCGGGGGAGGAGAAGAACCCACCCTACTCCTGCAGGAAGGATTCGAGGGGACGGGTTACGAGAATGTCGGATGGACCACCCTGGGTGATGGCAACCCGGACAGCACCACAGCGCCCGAGACGGGTTCTCATTGTTTCGGCCATGACGGTTCAACTGGTGGAGCAAATTCCCCGTCGCACGCGGCCGCCACCAAATATCGCTGGATCGGCACGGTGCGTGTTTCCACAGTGGGTGCAGCTAACCGCTCCATCCTGAAGCTGCTCGCCACCGATGGGACCACGGAACTGGCTACGGTGCAGGTCAATGGATCCGGGGTGGTGACCGTGACACATGGGACCGCGAGCCAGGTTACCGGCTTGACCTTTGTTGCCCCGCAACGCGTTTACTGGTGGATCGAGTATGAGGTGAGCAGCGGTGCGGATGACGGCATTCTCCGGTTCTACACCGCTGCATCCAATGTTCAGCCAGGCAGTCCGGATGTGACGATCAGCAACGGTACCAGCACTTCCGGGATTGCAGAATTCACCATTGGTGGAAACTCCACCAGCCAACCCACCGCACAGTGGGACGACATCAGCACTTATGCGTATTAAGCTCATTCCTTTTCTTCTCCTTTTCGCGGCCAGTGTGTTCCCGGCGGATACGGAGATGGCGAACTACAAGAGCGGGATTTCTCTGACCTTCAGCGGCACCCGAGGGACGGATTACCAGGAGGAATACTTCCATTGGTCAAAGCTGATGTATCCCAAGAAGGTGGTTTACATCAAGGACACCACCGACATCACCATGGCGCACAATTCGTTGAACTCCATTGCCAGCGGTGCGGGTTACGCGGTGGTGGGAGATGATGCCGGGATCATTCGTTACAAAGTCGATCAGGATGTCAATTGGAGTGGAGAACGGTGGGGCGACAGTGGCAACCTCTATCCGGCTTATTCAGCACCATTTTCTTTCGCGGACTTGACCTATGAGAACGGCGACCCGGTTGTTGGAACGACTGGCGCGAAACCATCCATCACGCAGAACCACGCCAACAAAGCAACCTTCTATTATCGCGGCCACCTCGACACTGTAGGCGACGAGTGGCACGTCATCTGTGTGGGGGACGACGATTCCCACCTTTCATCCACTGGCGCCAATGATGAATTCTGGGCGTCCGATGCCAAAGAGGTTCTCTTTGTCGTCAACCCAAAGACCCCTTGCATTACGTTCACAACGAATGGGGTCAGTGGCCAATTCTACACCACCCCAGCCAAGCATTATTTCTTCCCCGAAATTTTCGACCAGACAACCTACCTGACGGGCGACGATGTGAGCATTCGGCTGGATTGCCTTTACGGGAACAACATCAATCTGCGCATCAATGGCGGCAGTTGGAATGAGTATGCCGAACCGTACACTTTTGATAGCGGTGACCTGGCAGATGGAGAAAACACCATTGAATATTGGAGCGTGGATGTAGCCTACACCAAAACCCGGACCATTTGGAAAAACCCGGATTATCCGAGTGCCGGCGAAACTCACGGGCTTTTCATGTGGGGTGGGCTGGAATCGGAATGGCAGGGTTACAGCAATCGCTTGGGTGGGCACCTTCCGGAAACGAGTGATTATTACCTCGACCTGTGGATGACAGACGCCAGCAGTGACGCGGGCGCGCGCGATGCGATCGACAGCGGATGGCTATCAGGGAGGCGCACGAAGCATCGACGCGCAGGGGTGCGGAATGCGGTCATCGCCAAATACCTGAATAACTGGACGGTCAAACCCTCCGGAAAAACGATTTCATACGCGCAATATGCGAAACGCGCCCTGCTCGACAATATCCGCACGAGTGACAACGTGGGGCACGAACAGAACCATTCCGGAACCGCCCTGCCCTGCCGGGACCATGTGTATCGTGGGTATTATGACGTGGAGCCCATCCGTGATATGCTCCTGACTTACGACATTCTCATCGCCAATTATCGCAGCAACCAGGTCAGCGACGGCATTACCACCATCGAGGACTACTACGTCCGCGACTTGCTGGCTGGATACGTTTTCGATGAACTCATCCGAGATGGCGCGTGGAGCGAAGTCACCCTCACCACCGACACCGGAGGCATGTGGGACACCGCCCGGAAGATCGTGGGATCGGCTTTGATTACCATGTGCCTGAAGGATTACTCCACGCCTTATTACGGCACGAGCGGTTACACGGATACGGTGGCGGTTTCCAACCGTCCTTACCCCGGCCAGGCGATCACATGGAAGGAAGTATGGATCGATAATGACTTGACTCTGATGGGGTATCCGAACCTTTCCAAACGGCTTGGCATCGACGAATACAATTTCGATTCAGACGGGCATTTCCTCGACAAAACCAGCTATTGCGACATGCACCTGATGGGCCATTGCTTCAGTGTGGGGGCCTATCTCTTTTACCTGCACGAAGGGATTCGCTTTCCGAATTACGAACTGGCTTTGATGCGGATGGCGCAAGGAACCATGATGGGAACACAAGGCACTGGTCCGGTGCGCTACAACGTTACCATGACGTGGAACAAACACTTTTACGAACCGGCAGCGGTGGCTATTCCGATCTTCAAGGCACTCTCCTCATCATCCAGTCAGAGTTTCAGCAAGCGCGCGTTTGTAGCCCAGGAGTATTTCTTTTATTACACTCCGACCCTCGAGGATCCCACCCCACAAGTAGAAACCCCGACTATTTCCCCAAACGGCGGCAGCTTCGGTTCGGCGCAGAATGTGACGCTGGCCTGCTCAACCGATGGCGCTGCGATTTATTACACCACCGATGGAACCACGCCGACGACAAGCTCGACGCTCTATTCCGCTCCGTTCGAAGTTTCATCGACGCTGACCGTGCGGGCCTTTGCCGCCAAGACCGATTACACGGACAGCGCGACCGCAAGCGCCGCTTTCGTGTTCAGCACCGCGCAGGTTGCCACGCCGACCTTTTCACCGGATGGAGCCACGGACGATGAAACGATTACCGTCACCATCTCGACCGCGACCAGTGGGGCGACCATTCGCTACACTACCGATGGAAGCGAACCCACGAGCGGGTCAACGCAATACACAGCGCCCCTGAGCGTCAGCAGCACAACGACCATCAAGGCGCGGGCATTCAAGAGCGGTGAGGCGGATTCCGCGGTTGCACAGGCGACGTTCACACTGAAGGCGGATTCTCCCACGTTCTCACCCGATGGCGCATCGAGTGCAACTGACATTGCGGTAGGCATAGCGACCACCACCTCCGGGGCATCGATCTATTACACTACGGATGGCTCAACGCCGACAACTAGTTCCACGCTGTACACCGGCACATTCACGGTGGCGAACAGTGCCTTAGTGCAAGCTATTGCCGCAAAAGAAGGATTGGATAACAGCGATGTAGAAGGTGCCTTTTTTAACATCGGGGATTTTGCGGTCAGCGAGGAATGGCAGAATCTTTCCGTTTCTCCCGTCACCGGAGGATTCACCCTGGCGTTCACGGTTATCCCGGATACCGCCAAAGTGAACGGACTCGTTTCTTTGAGCTTCGGGGAAGCCGATGATTTTAACGACCAAGCAATCACCGTGCGATTCTTCAACGATGGAGAAGTGGATGTTCGTAATGGAGCTGCCTACGATGCAGACACAACCTTTGCCTATACACAGGGGACATCTTATCGCGTGGAAGTGGTAGGGAGTGTGGCAACGCACACTTATTCTGTGATTGTCACTCCAGATGGAGGATCCCCAACAACGATTGCCACCGACTACGCTTTTCGATCCACCCAAAGCTCGGTGGCCACACTGAACAATCTTGCCTTTATCAGCGTGGACGTGGGTAATGTTTTTATCCTGAGTGACATTGCCCTCCGCCCGCATGGAACTGCTCGCCGCGGCGCTTACCGAATCAACGGCCGGGTGAACTGACGTTTTCCGATCAGAGCCACTATCCCGGCGCCAAAAAGCCAGAGAGTGGATCCACCGTCCGGAGTGGGTATTGGAATTTGATGTGAAGGCCTTTCCCCGGTGGGTTCCAGAATGGTGAATGGGGCGGCTGTTAATGTCAGATTACCGCCTTCCTCCAGGTCGATCACCACCTTGGCCACATGCTCGCCCGGGGTGGAGGAAAAGTGATCCAGCATCAGGAATCCGCGCCAGCCGAATCCATCTCCGTTTCCATGTCCCACCATCTGGTCGTCCATGTAGTACCACCGGTATCCCTCGGGACCATCGATCAGGGTGACATTGTATTCCAACCACCAATTGCCCTGCACGAACTTGGTCAATTCCAGGCTGGGGACAGCGTGAGCGTTCAAGGACGCGAGGAGCACCGTTAAAAGAATGATTTTTTTCATACGTGAGGGCATTTAGCCTTTCCTTTCGGATTTGCGACATCAGGGGATTCCTGAAATAAATTCAGAGCGTTCACTGATTTATGACCTTACTTGAAGTCGCCAACCAATTCCCGCCATGTGCCTGCCGGTTCCTGGCTCGAAAGAAAAACGGGCATCTACCTATGAGCCATCGCGACCTGGCGGCCGCTTCCGGGTTATCCAAAACAAAGGTGGCGGAACTGTCCCTGCGCCGATCATGGGAAGGGGTGCCGATCGATGTGGTGGAAGCGTTCTCCAAAGCGTGCGGGGTGGACTTGTTGAGGCCGGGGCGGACATGGGAGTACCTCCGCCGGTACAAGCGGGTGCACCTGCAGAATGCGACTCCTGCTCAAAAGGAGTTTTTCAAGAGGATGTTCACGAAACGTGAATGAAGTTGGTGGAGGATCGGTGAATAGCGCGCGGGGCGGTTTCGAAGTAATACTTCCGTTCCTCCATGTAGATCACGTAACGCAAGGCGTCGAACGGATGCTTTAGGTGGGTATCGTCTTCCACGTCCTTCTCGGTGATCCCCTGGAGCATCTCGCGGATGCGCGGGCAGTTTCCACCCACGAACAGGCGCTGCTCGAACAGGAGTTGCCGCATGAACTTTACACCGGTTTCCACGGAGTTGTTTGGTTTATGGGCGGCTTCCAGGATGACATTCCCTTCGGTGGCGTTGAACACGATGGTGGAATCCAGGTCACCGGAATGGGGATTGTAATTGAACGCGGAGTTATCCGACCAGTGGCGCCAGTTGAATCGCTTCTGGTAGAACCGCTCGAGTTTTTGGATCTTCTCCCACATTTCGTAGGCGAACTCGTGGATGCTCATCTGTTCATCCAGCACGACACATTCATCCAGCACCATGTAATGGATGCGACCGTTATACATGCGAGGCTCGACAATCACCCCGGCATGATTCTTTTTCCCCATGTCCCAGCCGCCGATCATGTCGACCGCCGCTTCGTCAACATCGATCCCTTCATCGTCGCCCCCGAGGAAATGTTTTTCCGGCAGGAGAATGTCTGCGAAGACCTTCCCGCGGAGTCCGAATCCTTTGACCCATTTGCCCAGAATGTTCCGGTCATACTCGCCCTGGTTATCGCAGTTGGTTGCTTTCAGTTCCGCGATTTCGAATGGGGTCAGGAACGGGTTATCCTCCAACTGGAACTCGAACAGTTCATACTCCTGCCGGCTCATCTCCCATTCCGCCTGGGTGATAGGGTGGTCACTTTCAGCCATTTCTTTTGGAGGGGTGTCGCGCAGGCGATCCACGTACCACTTCTTGTAAATCCAATGTTCATCGCCTTCTTCAGCAGGATTGGTGTCGATGATCAATTGGTGATCCTCCCTCCGGAGGTGGGTCATGCGCAGCATCTGCACCACGTTTTTGAAGACCTTGTCCGATTTGAAGTTCGATCCTTCTGAAAGCCAGACCATGGAGAACCGTTTGGACTTGGTGATGGACTCAATCTGGTTTTCGTTGTCGATCGAGAACAAGACTAGCTCTGATTCGCCCCCATAAAGGTTTCGAATACGGAAACTCGAAGTGCGGGTGGCAGCATCCATGCGGGGACCGGGCTCGCCATTACCGCTTTTACTGGTGTATTCGATACGCCCGCCTGCACCCCAAATGTTGGCGTCATACCAGATCGGGTAAGCATAATCGATTAGGTCAGCGAAAGAGCCACCTTCCTTGGCGGATTTGATGGTGGTGGCGATGAGGGCCACACGGGCTCCCGGGGTTTCGATGAGGTGCCGGAACACCTTATGACAAACCCCTAGCGTTTTTCCGTTTCTTCTCCCGCCTGCGCAAAGAATGTAACGTTTGTAGCAGTCGAATAGCTGTTTCTGCTTTGGTGAAAGCGGCGGCAGCCATGCATCTACGATCTGATCAGTCTCATCCATGCCCGGAGATTAGCATTGCGGACAACCCCGACAATGGGATAGTGCTTTACACGATGCCTATCTAGGCCAGCACCTATGGTCGATCTTGAGGTTCTTAAATTATACGGAATAGACGCTGAAGGGCTGAAGAAGCGTTTTAACAAGCCGCGGAACGAGCAGTCTGAGAAGATACAGAGACTGACCGAACGCTTCCGGAACCGTGCCCAGGCGGGCCGGGATCTCAACCTCGAAACCTACCAGGTGTATTACTCGATGGACCAGGCGTATGACGTCGGGTTCAAGCAGATCACTCCCACCCTTCTATCCACCCTGCAGGACAAGGACATTACCGAGGAAGGACTGATGGATACCTTGCGGCAGTGGGGGCTCGATCCCAGTGAGGTCATCAAGGAAGTGCCGGATGACAAGTCCCCAAACAAGAAGATCAACCGGATCAATGCGCCTGCTTTCTTCCGGATCATGGTCCCGCTGGTCATGGCCTACCTGAAGATTCGCTGGGCGCGTTTGACCAACGACCGGAAGATGGTGCCGCTTCTCAAGTATGAACCGGTCATCTCCGATGCTTACTCCCGGTTGAAGTGCGATGCCCTGACCCATCGCGTGGAAAGCATGTCCCGGCAGATGGGTTACTTCGAAGTGCTCAAGCAGGAAATCTTCCGGGTGCTCCTCTACTCCGAGTGCATCAAGTTCATCCAGGAGGAATGGTACACCGAATGTTCGGAAGTGGAGGCTGATTCCCCCTTCAAAGAAGTGGAGATGGTCACTGTGACCGATCCGGACGGGACCGAACACCAGGTCAAGAAGATCATCGTCAAGGAAGGGTTGCGTTATCACTTGCCGCATCCGACCCGGACCTATTACGACCGCGCCCATTTTCCCTCCACCATGAACACCGACACCGGCTGCAAATATGCCGGGTACTGGAAGGTGATGCTGTGGAAGGACATCATGGCCAATGAAGCCTTTTACAATAAGGACATCATCGGCTTTGACGATTTCCAGAAGTGGTTTCAAAACAAGCGCGCGCATTCCTATTGGAAGAATGTGCTGGGCGGTTGCTCGATGGATTTCCCGAACTCGACTGTATCCACTGCCGGCGGGACGTACGACAGCGAAACCCACGTCGCCAACTGGTACTCGAAGGACATGGCGGACAAACCCATCGTCATTACTGAACACTTCGAAAAGCTGGTGCCAAAAGATCACGACCTGGGCGATTATCCTTACGAAGTTTGGTTCCGGTTCGTGCTGGCGGCCGATGACACTGTGATTTATGCCGCCCCACTCCCGGGTTGCCCGATGACATGGACGGGCTACGATTACGCGGAAGGGAGAACGCACAACGCGTCCATGGCGCTCGAGGTTCTGCCGTTCCAGGACCAGTTCTCCAATCTGCTCACCCAAGTCCTGCTCACCACCCGCCAGAACCTGGCCAATGTCACCCTGATCGATTCGGATGTGTTCGATCAGAACATCATCGAAAAGATTTCAGGTTGGGGTGAGAAGTGGTACCGCAATGTGGTCAATCTGGTGCCGATTTCCTTCAAGCGGACGGCCGGCAAACAGAACTCCGACCTGAAGCAATCGGTGGTATCACACAAGTTCCCCATGGGCGACACCACCCAGATGGTGATGGCCATGAATTCCATCCTCGACATCCTCGAGCGCGTGCTGGTCATGTCGTCCCAGGAAGTGGGGCAGGCAGCGTCCCACGAGCAAACACGGGAGGAAGTCCGGCACATTTCACAGAACACCTCCACGCGCGTCACCTTCACCGCCATCGGGATCGACACGTCCCGCGATGCGTGGAAGAAGCAAATCTACGTTTACCTGATGGCTTACGGGCAGGACGAATTCTGGGCCCAGGTGCCGATGGAAGAACCGTTGGATGAACAAAGGCTGACCCAACTCGGGTTCACCTACCAGGGCGATTACGATTCCAAGCGTCGGCGCGCGCATGTGAAGGTGATGAATAAAACTGCCATCGCCTACGAATCGTTTGCTTCGGATCGGGACGGAATGGACCGGGTGGATGATGTCCAGACCGCCACCGCCATGACGGCGTTCCTCGAGAAAGTCATTGCCCACCAGGACCTGTATGCGGCTCTCGGGGTGGATCAAGTGATCGAAATCCTGAACCAGATTGCTCGCTTCGCTGGATTCCCGCGCGACTTCAAACTGACCAACACCGGACAGACCCAATCGCAACGGGACGAAATCATGTCCGCCATGCAGGAGATGACACAGATGCTCCAGCAACAGATCGGCGAGATGACCCAGGACGTGCAGGGAGCGCTCGGTGAAATCACGCGGAAGAACCAGGAGCAGGATGTTTCCCTGAAAGATTTGATGGTGCGAATCAATGGGTTGTTGGGGCAGGCCAGCCAGGTCGAAGCCCCGCAGTTCAATGAAGCA